TACAGCTGCTATAACTACATCGTCAACAAGAAGCCCGACGATGATTTCAGGCTGCCGGAAGATGATATTATTCTGGAACAGCAGAAGCAGCAGAAACACGTCATTCAGGATTCGGGCCTGTTCACCCTGATGTTTGGTGCCAGCAAGGGCCAGCAGCAGACCATCTCGACCCTGACCGAATGGCAGGACAAGCTCATTGCCTTTGTCAAGCAGAACCACATCACCGCATCCTGCGTCGAGATCGACTGTCAGAAAGTCCTTGGCCCGGAAGAAGCGTGGTATTTCCGTCAGCGCATGAGAGATCTTCTGCCCGAAAACAAGCAAATCAACGTCTTTCATTTTGAGGACGGCTTGAAAGGCCTTGACCGCTTGATCGAATTTGCCGATTACATCGCCGTCAGCGTCCCGGAATGGCGCATTGTAAAGCCCGCAACCCACAAGCAGGATATACGCTACATCACCCACTACATCAAAAACAAGAAGCCGGAGATCGACATCCATTTGCTTGGCTGCACCGACTTCAAAATCATCCGCGAGAACAATTTCTGCACATCGGCCGATAGCACGAGCTGGCTGTCCGGCGTGAAGTACGGATATTTCAACGATGGCATCAAAAAAGAACACATCCGCAATTTTAAGCGCAGCCTGTACAACGAGCGCGAAGCACAGGTAAAGGCTATGATGCTGGCCCGTGGCATCGAGCCAACAGGCAAAAAGCTGGTATATACCACAAACGCCAGCCTTTGCGCGACCATCTGCAAAGACCTGTATGCCCGCACCTGCGGCCCGCAGGACTGAACCAAAAGGAGAAGCACAATGAAAAAAAACGACAAGAACTATTCCATCCTGCTGACCCTGTTCGTGATCTCCATCGTCATTGCGAACGTCGTCGGCAGCCGCACCATTACCACCGGCATCCACCTTGGCCCCATCACCCTGTCCACATCCGGCGGCGCGATCACCTACGCTGTCACGTTCCTGTGTACCGACATCGTCGGCGAAATCTGGGGCCGCAAGAAAGCGCAGAGCATGGTTTTCTTTGGCTTTGTAGGCCAGATTTTCGCAACCATCGCAATTATCCTTACAGGCTGGTGCAGAGCAGTAGACCCTGTTATTGATGGCGCATACCAGACGCTTTTAGGCCAGAACTGGGTTTTCGTCATCGGCAGCCTGTGCGCCTACTACGCATCCCAGAGCTGGGACGTCTTTGTGTTCCACAAAATCCGCGATGCCTACATCCGCAAGCACGGCGACGTCAAGGGCGGTCGCTGGATTTGGAACAACGGCTCCACCTGCACAAGCCAGATCATCGACACCGCCATTTACGCCTTTATCAGTTTTGGTCTGGGCCTTGGCTGGGCATTTACCCCGGAGGGCCGCATGAACCTTATCGGCATGATGATCGGTCAGTATCTGCTTAAAGCCTGCCTTGCTCTGGCAGATACGCCGTTCTTCTATTTCTTCACCCGCCGGGAGGTAACAGAACATGGCAATGAATATCAGGAGAATGCAGCTTGCCGATCTTAACCCGGCAGACTACAACCCCCGCAAAGACTTACAGCCGGACGACCCCACATACCTGAAGATCAAACAGAGCCTTGAAACCTTTGGTATGGTCGAGCCTATCATCTGGAACGAAAGAACCGGGCACATCGTGGGCGGCCACCAGAGAATCAAGGCCCTGCGCGATATGGGCGAAGCCGAAACCGACGTTGTCGTCATAAACGAACCCCTCAAAGAGGAAAAGAAGCTGAACGTCATCCTCAACCGCGCCAAAGGCCGCTGGGATAATGAAAAGCTGGCCCCCTTGATGCAGGAGCTTTCCGAACGCGGCGACGTTTCCCTCACAGGCTTTGAGGACTACGAGCTGCAAGGACTGATCGACCAGTACCAAAACCGTCTGGCCGACATCCTCGATTATTCACCGCCTGAACCGCAGCCGGACAACGAGCAGGAAGAAGAAACCCCTGCCGACGCCACATTCTCAATGATCTTTTCCATCCCGGCACAGTACAAGGACGCCGTGGACGCATACCTCGAACAGGACGACGCCCGCGAAACCCTCGCCGCTGCCATCATGGAAAAAATCAGAGGGGAGGACTAACGCATGGAATTTGAAGTAAAGCGCATCGCGGACATGAACCGCGCCGCCTATAACCCCCGCGTCGATCTCCAACCCGAAGATGAAGAATATCAGGCCATCGAGCGCAGCTTGAAGCGTCACGGTCTGGTACAGCCTATCGTTTGGAACCGCCGCACCAATACCGTTGTTTCCGGCCACCAGCGTTTGACCGTCCTTGAAGCGCAGGGCGAAACCGAAGTCACCGTTTCCGTCGTCGATCTGGACGACATCCAGGAAAAAGAGCTGAACGTCGCCCTGAACAAAATCACCGGCGAATGGGACGACGATAAACTTTCCGTCATCCTCAACGAGCTGGGCGAAGAAGCGATCGACACTGGTTTCACACTCCCGGAAATCGACGTTTTGAGGGATGAACTCAAATCCTACTTTGACGACGTGACCGCACCCGACGAAGAAGAACCCACCGAGGAGCCGGAAGAATCTTTCCTGCTTAGCCTGACCTTTGATGCAGCCGACGAAAAGCCCCTGAAAGCCTACATCAAGGAGCACAGCGAAGATGCTGTCGTGAGGATCATCGTCGATACCGTCACCGCGTCGGCATGACCGGGCTGTTTCTCCCTGCATGACCCTGTAAGGAGAATGCCATGGAAAAACAGGTCAAAACAAAGGTCTGGGAGCAGCAGCCGAAAGAGAGTGACCCGGCCTATGCTGCGTTCTCCATCTACCGGGACATGGGCAAAAACCGCACCGTCGCGGCGGTGGTAAGGGAGTGCGGCAAGAATCGGAGCTTAATCGACCGCTGGCACAAGGGCCACAACTGGGCCGCCCGCTGTCGGGCCTACGATAACAGCATCGACGAAGAAGCCCGCAAAAAGGCCGCCGTAGAAGCGGCCAACATCCGCAAAACGCACCTGCAAATAGCTGCCCAGCTCCAACTAAAGGCACTGAACGCACTGAACCTGTTGGCCCCGGAGGATATGACGCCCCGCGACATCAAGGAAATGCTGAAGCTGGCCCTTGAAGTCGAAAACAACCTCGTACTGGAAAAGGCCCCGCAGGAGGACGCCACAACCGCACCCACCCTGATGCAGACCATCGAAGAAGCCTATCAGCGCAGAATGGACGGTGAAACCCCACATGACGAGTGACGCTGTTCTGTTCTACGCTGACCACCCGGTCGAGTTTGTCGAGGACGTCATAGGAGCAAAGCCGGACACGGAGCAGGCCAAAATCCTGCGAAGTCTGGCCGCCAACCCCATGACCGCCGTTCGGTCTGGACACGGCATCGGCAAGAGCGCGGTGCAGGCGTGGGCGATTATCTGGTTTATCTGCACCCGGCCCTATCCGAAAATCCCCTGCACAGCCCCCACACAGCACCAGCTGTATGACATCCTCTGGGCCGAGGTGTCAAAATGGCTGCGCAGCAACCCCGCATTGCAGCGGGAGATCATCTGGACACAGGAGCGCGTCTACATGGCCGGGGCAAAAGAAGAATGGTTTGCCGTTGCCCGAACGTCAAACACCCCGGACGCCCTGCAAGGCTTCCACTCCGAAAGCCTGCTGTTCATCATCGACGAAGCATCCGGCGTGGACGACAAGGTCTTTGAGCCTGTATTGGGCGCACTGTCCACAGAGGGAGCGCGGCTGCTGATGTGCGGAAACCCCACACAGCTGCAAGGCTTTTTCTATGATGCGTTCCATAAGAACCGGGCCGAATATCACACCATCCACGTTGACGACCGAAACAGCCCCCGCGTGTCGCAGGAGTATATAGACCGCATCCGCACCATGTACGGCGAGGACTCCGACGTTTTCCGCGTCCGCGTCGCCGGGGATTTTCCGAAGTCTGAAAAGGACGTCTTTATCCCGCTGTCGATGGTCGAGAAGTCCATCAACACCGACTGGAAAGAGCCGGAAAAGCCGCTATCCGTGCATATCGGCTGCGATGTCGCCCGATTCGGCGATGATAAAACCGTCATCGGCTACAAGATCGACGAGAAGATCTATTTCCACCAGAAGATACAGGGACAGGACACCGTGCGAACCGCGCATGAAATAGCCCTGCTGGGATGCAGGCTTGTTGACAAATACCACCTCGAAACCGCTATCCCGGTCAAAATCGACGACGGCGGCGTCGGCGGTGGCGTGACCGACAACCTGCGCCAGATAAAACGCTCTGACCCCGACCGTTTCTGGTGGCTCTCCATCGTCCCGGTGAAATTCGGCCAGATCATCAAACACAAATACTATCACGACACGACCACCTACATGATGGCCGTTGTTAAAAAGCTACTCCAAACCATTGACGACGACGGCAACGAAAAGCCTGTCGAACTTATCCTGCCCGACGATGCAGACTTGGCTGCGCAGCTCTCCACCCGCAAATACGGCATCACGGAGAAAAGCAAGGTCAAAATCGAAAGCAAAAAGGACGTCAAGGCCAGAGGTCAGCCGTCCCCGGATGAAGCTGACTGCGTCCTGCTTTTGTGCCTGCCCGTCAAGCCCTCAAAGGCCCACCCGCCAAAGGGCACAGGAAGAAAGGAGTAAACCCCATTGTCAACGAAAAAGAACCCCCGGCCCATGCAGGCCCGCATCATCAAGGGCAAGAACTACACGCCACCCTTGCAGCCCATCAAAAAGGCCGACACCACGACGCAGGTCACGGAGCAGGAAGCCTTTAACGCGGGCGACTGGATTGAGCCGCCCTATGAGCTGGCTGGCTTGCATGATCTTGTCCGGGAATCGACCATCCTGCCGCAGTGCATCCGCGCCTACAAAGACAACATTGCAGGCTTTGGCATCGGCGTCCGCTATGCTGAGGACGTCAAAGAGAGCGATGAAGCCAATGTGGAATATAATCGCATGGCCCAGATCATCGAGCTGCTGAACACCGAGCAGGACACAAAGGAAGTCTTTGAAGACCTCATTGAAGCCCGCGAAACCTACGGCGTGGCCTACCTCGAAGTTATCCGCAATCTGGATGGGGAAGTGCAGCAGATCGAATTTCTGCATGATACGCCATCCATCCGAATGACCGTCCCACTGGAGCCGCGCATCGAAACCACCTATTTCAACCACGGCGAAGCTGTGCAGCGCAAGAAGAAGTTCCGCAAGTTCCGGCAGCAAGTCGGCGGCAAGACCGTCTATTTCAAAGAGTTCGGCGACCCGCGCCGCATGGACTGGCGCGATGGCCGTTACCTCGAAGATGGCGAAGCCCTCGACCTTTCCTATGAAGCGAACGAGATCCTGGACTTCTCTATCGGCATCCAGCCCTACGGCGAAGTGCGCTGGATAGGGCAGGTCTTGGGCGTCGATGGTAGCCGCCGCGCCGAACGGCTCAATAATAACTACTTCATCAACGGCCGGCATACGCCCCTGATGATTATGATTCAGGGTGGCACACTGACCGACGAGAGCTATGACAAGCTCACGAAGTACATGGACGACATCAAGGGCGAAGCAGGGCAACACGCCTTTATTGTCCTTGAAACCGAATCCACCGACAGCAAGACCGACTTTGACGAAACCGAGAAGCCGAAAATTGAGGTCAAGGATTTGGCGTCCATCCTGCAAAAAGATGAACTGTTCCAGTCCTACATGGACAACAACCGCAAAAAGGTACAGTCGTCTTTCCTGCTGCCTGACCTGTACACCGGGTACACGACCGACTTCAACCGTGCCACCGCGCAGACCGCGCAGGAGGTCACGGAGAAGCAGGTTTTCCAGCCGGAGCGCAAGAGCCTTGCATGGGCCATCAATAACCGGCTACTGAACGCCTACGGCTTTAAGTATGTCGAAGCCTATTTCTTGGAGCCGAACATCTCCAACCCGGACGACATCACGAAGCTGCTGACCGCCGCAACAGCCGCAGGCGGCGTCACCCCCAACAAGGCGAAAGAGATCCTCTACAAGTATCTTGGCGAGGATTCCGACGACTACGACGAAGAGTGGGGCAACGTCCCGCTGTCCATTACCAACAGCCCCAGCAGCGGCGGCTTTGACCTTGGCGCACTCACGATGGCCCTTGATGGCAAAATCCAGAAAGCGGCCAGCCGCCCGGAGGACGCGCAGGTCTACGCCGTGATGAAAGAAGTTCGGAAGCTGCTGGTCGATCTCAAACAGCAGCAGGAGGGCGAACAGTGAAGCAGCGTCTTGTTATCCGTCCGTGCTACTGCGACCGCATAACAAAGGCCATTGACGCCTATATCCGCAAGGCCGACAACGACCTGTCGAAGCAGCTGGGAAAGGAAGGCTATGCGAAACCAAAGAAAACGCTCCAATACGCGCAAGATATTGAGGACGACGTGGCCGACATACTCACCGAGGAAACGGACTACTTTGTGCGAGAAGCTAAAGCGGCTGGCAGTCTGGATGAGTTTGAAAAGAAGCTCCCGGCTGTAACCGCTGCCACCCCTGCAACCGCCAAATTGAGCAAAGCCTTTGCCGCCCGCCTGTCGAAGTTCCTGCCCGAATACGCGGCCTACTACCTGAAGCAGACCGACAAGAGCCTGAAACTTGACCGGGTATCAAAGCGCACGACCGCATGGATTGAAAGCTGGAGCGACGAGCTGGCCGACCTTATGAGGACGACCAGCAAAGACCAACTGGAAGCCATGCTCAAAAAGGAAATCAACAACGGCGGCAACATCTCCCAGTTTTGCGTTGACCTCATAAACTCCGGCATGGAAAAAGAGGGCAAGGGCGAATACTGGACATCCCACTACCGCGCCCGCCGGGTGGCGGTCACTGAAATTCTGGGAGCGCACAGCGTCGCCCAGCAGGAAGCCTTTATGCAGTCCCCGGCCGTTGAAAGCAAAGGCTGGCTGCACACCGGCAACTACCGCAACGAACCCCGGCAAAATCATATCGACATGGACGGTCAAATCGTCGCCAAAGACCAGCCCTTTGAGCTGATCGGGGCCGACGGTATCGTCTACCATCCCATGTACCCGCGTGACGTTATCCTGCCCGCAGGCGAACGCATCAACTGCCACTGCATCCAGCAGCCTATTGTTTCGGAGGACATTCTGGGCCTGCCCTTGGAAGAGCGGAAAAAGCTCCAACAGCAGGCTATTGATGACATGGACGACGAATGGGAAGCCGAGCTGGACGCACGAAATAAGGCGAAAGCCGGAATTGAGGATGAATAACATGATCGTAACCATTGATGAAGCCCGCGTAGGTCATCCCAGTATCAAGCTGGACAGCAGGGAGCTTTCCGGCATGATCAGGTCTTACACCCTGCACCATGCTGTCGATGAAGTCCCCACGTTGGAGCTGGAACTTTTACCTGGCACCGATCTGGCCGAGGTCAAGGCCATTCTGGACAACCCGAATGTGACCATCATCCCGCCCGCCGCAATGTCGGACGAAGCAACCGAACCCCCGGCTGAACCCAATACCTGATAAAGAGCAGCGGCAACGCTGCTTTTTATATTGCCCGAAAACAGGAAAAGGAGGTGAGCACATGGCAAAACCTGTAAACAAGGCAAAAGAAATCACAGACGCGCGAATCTCTTTCGTGTCCCTTGTCGATAAGGCCGCCAACAAGCGGCCTTTTCTTATCGTCAAAAACGAGGACGGCAAGGCGGCCTTTACCACCTATGGCAGAATCATCAAGTCCGACGACAACCGCCATTTTGTGACTGGCATCGTCTACGAACCTATGACCGAGGACGCCCATGGCAACTATATGACCGCCGACGAAATCGCAAAGGCAGCCTTTTGGTTTGCCAAAAACGGCAACAAGGTCGATTTACAGCACAACTTTGTGTCCGAAGAGGGAACCGCCGTCGTCGAAAGCTGGATTGCAAAATCCGACTGCGACATCGGCGGCGAAACCGTCAAAGAGGGCACTTGGCTGATGACCGTAGAAATCAATGACGACAGCCTTTGGCAGTCCATCCAGAACGGCGAAATCACCGGGCTTTCGATGGGCGGCCTTGGCGTATACGCACAGGAGGACACCGATTTGAGTAGCGCATCTGTAACCAAAGCACAGGGCCGCGTCGAAAAGGGCGCGGTCACTGACAATTTCAAGCAGTCGAACACGAGCAGCAGCTTTTGGAACGCCTTTGACGCTCTGCGCAGTGCCCTGTACAGCTACAACAGCTACACCGGGGCCTACACCTACCAGACCGACGAAGACACCATCAAGGCCGCGCTGGAAGAGTTCGGCACGATTATCACCAACCTGCTGACCGATGCAAGCGGCGAAAAGCCCCTGACCAAATCCCTGTTCGAGTGCAAGCCCACCCCGGAGCTGGGCCGCATCGAAAAGGCCGGCCGCAGCCTGAGCGCAAAGAACCGGGAAGCCTTGCAGGGCTTGTATGACAGTCTGGGCACGTTCCTTGCGTCCGTCGATGCAGACCCCGACAAGGATAAACCCGGCGGCGATACTGGCACGGCCGAGGACGACCAGCAGGCCGACAAGGGCAAGGACGAGGACAAGAAGCAGGCAGCGGACGATAACAAAAAGGCCGCTGCTGGCAACGATTCTGCCGCGTCCGATAACAAAACCGACGACCCCGACAACAAAACGTCGGGCGACGATACATCCATCGAAACCACCAAAACCACTAAGGAGGGCAAAACCATGACCAAGAGCGAAGCCGAAAAGCTGGTGCAGGAAGCCGTTGCAAAGGCACTGGGCCAGCAGCAGACCGAGCAGCAGGCCCCGGCCGCCGTCGCAAAGGCAGCGGACGAGGAAATCACCCCGGACTTTGTCCAGAACGCCGTTGATGCAGCCATCAAAAAGGCACTGGGCCAGCAGGAGCCGGAACAGAAGCAGGAGCAGCAGCTCACCAAAGCCGACCTGTCCGACCTGATCGACGGCATCGTCGCAAAGTCCGTCAGCGCAGTGCTGAACAGCCGCGCCAACCCCACCAACCTGAACGGTGCATCCGGCACTGTCCAGAAGTCCGCCGCGCAGGATGAATGCTACCTGCACGGCATCCTGTAAGTGAAAAAGGAGGACACCAATATGCCGCGTTCCATTGAAGACATCATCCGCAACGCCATCAACACCGGTGACTTTACCCCCAGCGCAGGCGCGGGCATCCTGTCCAGTGAGCAGGCCCGCAAGTTCATTCAGCAGACCTTTGAAGCCACCACGCTGGGCGGCCTTGTTCGCCACGAAATGCGCACCGCACGTTCCGGCGAGATCGACAAGATCGGCATTGCATCCCGCCTGCTGCGTGAGAAGACCGAGGACACCGACGACGGCTACCGCGCAGGCGTGAACACCACCTCGATCAAGTACGCCTGCACCCCTGTTCGTCTGCCTTGGGAAATCACCGAGGAAACTCTGCGCGAGAACATCGAGGGCCAGAACCTTGAGAACATCATCACCAACATGATGACCACCCAGACCGGCATTGACGCGCTCGACCTGTACCTGAACGGCGACGAGAAGTTCGCAAAGGTCAAGACTTTCAGCGCGTCCACCGCCTACCAGAAAGGCGACCTCGTTTCCAACGACGGCAAGGTCTACGAGTTCACCGCAGCCCACAGCGCAGGCGCATGGACTGGCACTGATGCCGTGGCCCTTGGCACTACCGGCGACGCCGACTTCCTGAAAGTCAATGACGGCTGGATTAAGCAGCTGCGTGAGGGCGCACACGTCGTGGACGCCACCGCGAACAACTCCATGACGCTGGATATGTTCTACAACTCCCTGCACGCCATGCCGAACAAGTACAACAACGGCAAGCTGCGCTGGCTGATGTCCCCCCATCGTGCGCAGGAGTGGGAGCTGCACCTGCTGAACCAGATCATCAACAAGGGCGGCGCGGTGCCTGATTCCATCTACAACAGCCCCGCAAAGGTGCCTGTCGTCGAGTGCCCGTCCCTGCCTGATGACAAGATCATTCTGACCGACCCGAAGAACCTTATTGTCGTCAACACCTACGGCATGAAGATCAGAAAGACCGTGGAGGGCAAGGAAGCCATTATGAAGGACAAGCGTTTCTATGTTGTCCACTTTGACTTTGATCCCATCATCGAGGAGCTGGACGCGGCCGCCATCATCACCAACATTAAGTGATCTGGCCCCGCTGATACGAAAGGCAGGAGAACAGAATGACGTACCACCTCAGACTGAAAAACGCTATGTCCTACACTGGCGTGGTCAATGCCACGCGGGAGGAACCCGATGTTTTTACCGCAGATGAAGCCATCAAAGCCACCGCCCTGCGCAGCGGCTACTTTGATCTGGTCGATGTTCTGGCCGAACAGGACACGGCCGCCCCCGCTGACGCCGACACCATCCCGCTGACCCCGGCAGGGGAGCAGGCCGACGATGGCAGCACCCCGGCCACCCTTGACCGGGCCTACCTCGAAAGCCTGTCCTTTGCCGAGCTGAAGCGTCTGGCAAATGACATGGACGTCCAGGTCACGAAAACCACGAAAAAGGCCGAGCTGATCGACACGCTGGCCGCCGAGACCGTCACCGTCCCGGCAGAAGCCGACGACACCGAGCCGGATTTTGGGGAGGTCTGACCCATGCCCGCACGTCCTTGGATAACCCCGGAGCAGGTGCGTGAATATTCCGAAACGCCGGAAGTCGTCGCACGGACGGACGCAAAGCTGACCGTGGACATCTCCCGCGCTGAACAGTACATCCTGACCTACACCCACAACAAGGGGCTGCTGGACATGGACGAGCTGCCGGAGGGCGTCAAGACCGCCTGCATCCTGCTGGCCGAAGCCTACGCCCACAATGCCGCGCTGACGTCCTCTAAAACGCTGAAATCCGAAACCTTTGACGATTACAGCTATTCGGCCGATCATTCGGACATCGAAGTCCGCAACCTCGATCTGGCCGCCCTGCTGGACGACTACGTCGTGGCAGCAGCCAACGGCACAGTCACCATGCGTATGCGGCGGCTGTAAGGGGGCACAACATGGCATTTGAACAATTTCTCAACGACCTGTGCGACATCTACCATGTGCAGAAAGACACAGGCTCCCCCGGCTATGGCCTGAACAAACAGCCGACCTTTTCCTACCCGGCAGAGCCGGACGTCCCCGGCGTCGCCTGTCATTTCGGCGTCAAGAGCGAAAGCACATCCATCAACCAGACCGCCCCGGTCAACGTCAAGGAATCCCGCATCAAGCTGACCCTGCCCACCGGTACGGACGTGCGCCTGAACGATAAGATCATCGACATGAAGAACGGCTATGAGTACATCGCGGAAATCCCGCACGACGTCCACGGCCACCACATTTTTGTCTATGTCACCGCAAAGGGCCAGCAGAGGTATTTGTGATGGCGACCGTCAACGTGGACGTTTCCGAATTTCGCGCCTTTTTCCAGAAGATGGGCAAAGCCGCATCCGGGGATTTTAAGCGCGAAATGGAGCTTTTCTTGGAGGGCCTTGGCAACGAGTTCTTGCGCATCCTGCAAGACGAAATTGTCCGGCGAAAGGTCATGGACACACGCCAACTGCTAGCGTCCTTTGAGAAAGGGGAGCAGGGCAACGTCTGGGAGCTTTCCGACGGCGACCTGACGCTTGAAGTCGGCACAAACGTCGATTATGCGTCCTACGTCAACGACGGCCACTGGACGAACCCCAAAGGCGTACAGTACCGCTTTGTCCCCGGCTACTGGCTGGACGATGGCCGCTTCATTTACGACCCATCCGCAGAGGGCGGCATGGTGCTGAAACAGCACTGGGTCGAGGGCAAGCACTACTGGGAAAGCGCGTTGCACATCCTCGACAAGATGATGCCCGACCTGCTGGACGCAAAGCTCCAAACTTGGCTTGATGAATATTTCGAGTAATCGACTTTCCAGCACCGGGAAGTAGATTTCATTTTGCCATCATGCCAGTTTTGGGGCCATCTGACCGAACGAAACCCACAAAAAAGGAGAACTCATGCTGGAACAGGACTTAGCCAGCATCATGCGTTTTCTGACCGAAAAGAGCGGCAGCCCCGCGCCGTACTACAACAACGTGCCTGAACAGTTCCGCATCCCGGCGGTCTACTTTCCCCGGCCGGAGATCGGCAGCAGCGGCGACACGCTGAACACCTACGCGCTGAATTTTTCCCTTTTCGTCAAATTCTTTCACCGCACGAAAGAGGACGCATACGAGCTTGGCTACACAGCCCTGAACGCCCTGCTGGAACGTCGCAACAGAATCCCGCTGATCGACGAATCCGGCAAGCCGACAGGGAAGTATATCCGCATCCGCGACCCCACCCTGCGGGCCGTGGACGAAAGCGCGGTACAGCTGCAAATCGACTGGACAGCCCGAAAGCCGTTTGCAGTCGAACCCGAAACCCTGATGCAGACCTATGAAATCAAGGACTGGCACGAGCCGGACATCTACGTCACCCGGCGTATTGAAACGGCTTTCGGCGCAGCGGTCAAGAGCTGCACTGTCAGCTACCCGCACCCCGATTTCACAGGCCAGCATCCGAAATGATACAGGAGGCTTTATATGGCAACCAAAGCAACCTCTGAGCAGGCAGCGGTGAAGTTCCCGCTGGAATCCCTGCGTAAGAACTGCCGCGCAGTCTTTAGCGTTTCTGCCTGCACCTTTGCAGGCGCGACCGCCGACCTGCCCGACGGTGAGTACACCAAAGAAGACGTGCAGGCCCGCATCGACGAGTGGGCCGCAAAGGAGGTCAAATAATGGCAGGTGGCAAGTTTGACAAGCTGGCCGGTAAGACCCGGCCCGGTACTTACATCAATTTTCAGAGTGAGCGCACCGATACCGTCGGCACCAGTGAGCGCGGTACTACCATCATCCCGCTGATGAAGCCCGCCTACGGCCCTGCTGGCTCCTACATCGAGCTGACCAACGCTGGCCCGGATACAGCCTATGACAAGCTGGGCTTTAGCGTCTACGACAGCGACGCCAACCGCCAGATGCTGCTGATCCGCGAAGCGTTCAAGAACGCAAGCAAGGTGCTGGTCTACATCGTCAAGGAGGGCACGAAAGCCAGCGCAAAGAACGCATCCGCGCCCACCCTGACCGCCACCGCCAAATATGGCGGCACTCGCGGCAACTCTCTGACCGTCAACGTCACCGCCAACCCGGTGGCAGGTTTTGACGTCACCGTCAGTCTGGCAGGCAACACCGTCGCGTTCTACGAGGGCCTGTCCACCGTGGCCGACCTGATCGATCAGAACTGCGAGTACGTCACCTTTACCGGCACTGGCGCACTGGCAGCCGTCGCCGCGATGAACCTCACCGGCGGCACGGACGCCACCCCGCAGAACTCCGACGTCACCGCATTTCTGGACACGCTGGAGGGCGTCAAGTTCAACACCGTCGCCATTCCCACCACCGACAGCAGCTTGCAGGCGGCCATCAAGACGAAGATCAAGTATCTGCGCGAGAACATGGGCCGTGGTGTGCAGGCAGTCGTCCCGCACTTTGCGGCCGACTATGAGGGCATTATCTCCGTGGAGAATGGCTACTCCATCGGCGACGATAACCTGTCCGCTGCTGAAGCCTGCGCATGGGTGGCAGGCGCGACCGCTGGCGCATCCTACACCGAAAGCCTGACCTATAAGGCGGTCGATGGCGCAACCGGCCTGAACCCCGCTCTGACCCATGAGGAGTATGTGGCCGCTATCAACGCGGGCCATTTCGCTTTCTCTGTGTCAGAAGAGAATAAGATCATCGCCGAGTACGACATCAACAGCCTGACCAGCTTTAAGCAGCCGAAGGATGAAACCTACCGCAAAAACCGCGTCATCCGCGTTCTGGACACGTTCCAGGAATCCGTGCAGCTCAACTTCCCGCCGAACAAGTACGCCAACAGCGCGGTCGGCTGGGACATCATGGAGGGCGTCGGCAAGTCTATCTTGAAGCAGTTCGAGGACGTCGGCGCAATCACCAACGTGGACTATGACGCGGACTTCCTTGTTGACCGCACCGCATCCTACGGCGACAAGACCTATTTCGACGTCAATTTGCAGCCTGTGGACAGTGCCGAAAAGCTGTTCTTCACCGTCCACACCCACTAAGCGGAAAGGAGCATAAATCATGGATTTTAACACCCGCCCGATCTCTATCCGTCAGGGTAAAATCTTCATCGACGGCGTCGAAGCCGCCGATTCCGTCAGCGCGACCGGCACTTTTACCCCCGACACTTGGAGCGGCAAGCAGCTGGGCGACTACTCCAACAGCACCCGCTGGCTGGGCTACAACATCACCGTTGCCCTGTCCCGCCACCGCTCTAACCCTTGGATTAAAGAGGTCATCAAGAAGTATCAGGGAACCCATAAGACCCCGGAGATCACCATTCAGGGCATTATGGACGACTGCGATTCCGACTTCTTTGACAAGTACGGCAACGACGTCTGTACCTTTGTCGGCTGCGTCCCGACCGGCGCAATGCCGCTGACCGCTCTGGACAGCAACGGCGACATTGTCACCGACAGCCTGACCTTTAACGCCCGCGACTTCATCTAAGCCGCCACAGCGGTGAAAAAGGGCGATTTTTACCGCTGTGAAAACATCATAACAACGAACTGAATGTAAACCCGCCCCTTTTGACGAATCACGTTTGAAAGGGACGGGCTTTTCTTTTTATGGAGGTTTTACGATATGGCTACTGCAAACAAGAATCTGAAGTTTTTCATGCGTCCCCAGCAGGAGGAAACCGTCACCTTTACCGGCCCCGAATCCTTTAAGGACGACGACGGCAACACCCTTGAATTTGAGGTCAAGGTGCTGTCCCAGCAGGAGATCGACAAGATCAACAACATCTACCGCAAGCGCAGCATCGCCACCGACAAAAAGGGCAACCCGCTGGTCAACGGTGGCGAAGTCGTCTGGAAGACCGAGCGCGACAACGCCCGCGCCCTGCGCCATATCATCGTGGCCGCGCTGGTCTATCCGAAGCTGGACGACAAGGAGCTGATGGGCTACTACAACTGCGTGGACATCACCGAAATGCCCCTGCACGTTTTCAGCCATCACGGTGAGTACGACTACGTCGCCCAGCGCGTCATGCAGGCCCTTGGCATGATCGAAGCCCCGGATGAGGACGACACTCTGGAAGCTGCAAAAAACTGATAAATGCGGCTGGCTCTGATGGCTACTGGGCGCACACGCTCTGGCAGCGTCACGGCCTGCGCCCAGAAGAGTATGACGCCATGCCGCGCCGGACACAGCTTTTTTACATCGCATCCGAGCTTGTCGTCGATGAAGAACGTCGGCAGGCCCGGATACAAGCCGAAGCCGCAAGGAGGTGAGGACTGAATGGCAAACTTGACCGCGAGATTCCAGCTCATTGATGAAATGAGCCAAAAGCTCGAAAGCATCTCCAACCGGGGCAACGCCCTGATGGACAAGTGGGAAGCCGCAGGCGACGCGGCCAGCGCGGCACTGGACGGCATTTCGTCCTCTGCCAGCTCTGCCGTGTCTGCTGCCGACACCGTGGCGACGTCCATCGAGGGTATCGAGCGGGCCGCCAGCTGCGCGGATTCTGCTGCCGGAGAAATGGCCGACGTACTCGACCAGTACGGCGCAGCAGCCGAGGAAGCGGCCCAGAAAGCCGACTACTGGACAAACGCCGTGGGCGGCTACGACAAAGCCATGCTGGAAGCTACATACTCCACCAAAGAGCTTGTCGATATGGGCATCAAGTCCACCGCCGCGCTGGATGACCTGAACGACATGATGACCCTTTGCGAAAAATCGTCCGACGATCTCGCAAAGTCCGTCGAAGCGTCGGCCGGCATCCATGACGAGCTGACCGCGTCCATCAAGAAAACGGACGACCAGCTCGACGCCCTCATGCAGAACGAAAAGCTGGCCGCCGAAACAAAGGACGAGCTGAAAGCTGCCAGCGATGCAGCAGCGGAAGCCCTCAAAGAGCTAGCACAGGCCCAGCTTGACGCCGACGCCGCGATGCAGAACTATCAGCAGGTCATGGCATCCGGCACGGAAGACCTTGACAAGCTGGAAGCCGCCGCAGAGCAGGCGGGCCACGCTGCCGAATCTCTGGCAGCCGCCAACGGCAAGGCCAGCGATGCCACCGACGCGCTGGCAAAGTCCACCCAAAAGGCAAGCGACGAAGCGGACAAGGCCAGCAAGACCGGGGCTGAAGCAGTCGAAACCATCGCGCAGGCCCTTGCAGCGGCCGGCATAACGGCCACCATCAAGGAGATTACCTCTGCGGTCTACGACTTGACCGATACTTACAGCAACGCGGAAAAAATCATCGTCAACGCCACCGGTGCGACCGGGGACGCGCTGGACAGTCTGGGCGCAAGTATGCTCAAAGCCTACTCCGGCAATGACGATGCACTCGACGCCGTGGCCGGAGCGGTTGGCGAAATCAATACCCGACTGGGCTACACTGGCGACACGCTGTCCGAAGTCACCGGGCAATTTCTGGACTTTGCCGACATCACCGGGCAGGATGTCGTCGGCTCTGTGCAGCTCGTCACAAAGGTTATGAACAAATGGGGCGAGGATTCTTCCAAGCTGCCGAATGTCCTTGATGATCTGGCCTATGCGGGCCAAATCTCTGGCCTGTCTGTCACAACCCTTAGCAATACCCTTATCACTGGCGCATCGTCCTTGCAGGAAATGGGCCTGTCGCTTGAAAACGCCATCGGCCTGCTGGCAAAGATGGAGCTTTACGGCGTCGAGGGCACGTCTACCATAACGGCCATGCGAACCGCCGTGAAGAACTTTGCTGCTGACGGTCTGGACGCACAAGAAGCCCTGCAAGATACCATCACCGAAATTGCCAACATGAAAGACAGCTCCGAAGCCACCACAAAGGCCGTGGAAGTCTTTGGCAGCAAGGTAGGCGTGGACTTTGCGCGGGCCATCCGCGACGGCGCAATCACCACCGACACCCTGACCGGGTCGCTGGATGAAGCCGCTGGCACTCTGGAAAAGACCGCCGCCGCAGGTGAAAGCCTGTCCGAAAAGTGGGAAAAGGCCAACAACAAAATGAATGTTGCATTTACGCAGGTCTTGGAGCCTACTATCCACGACGCATCCGCTGAACTTGCCGACCTCTGGGGGCAGGTAGGCGATTTTCTCTCTGAGCATCCAAATGTAGTAAAGGCTTTGACCGCGGTCGGTGTGGGTCTTGGCACTGTGGCCGTCGGCGTCGCTGGCGTTTCCGCATCTTTTGTCTTTGCGAGTTCGACCGTCAAAGCGTTCGTGTCGGCTATTTCCCCATTTGCCCCCGGCTTGCTGATGGCTGCCGCAGCTGTTACGGCCGTGACCGCAGCCGTCACCATGCTGGGCAACAAGTATGAGGACACCTACGACGAAGCCCTGTCCATGACGGCCACCACCTCCGCCCAGACCAAAGAGCTGGAATCCCTCAAAGAGCAGTATGACAAAGCCTGCCGCGCCTACGGCGATACGTCCGATCAGGCATCTACCCTGAAATACCGCATCGACGAGCTTTCGGCATCTCTGTACAACAACGGGCAGAGCGTGGACGAGTACGTCGCCCAAATCGACGCTGTTATCAGCAAGCACGACGACCTGATTGACAGTTTCGGCAGCAGCACACAGAGCATCCACGACAGCGAGGTGCAGAACCTCGCACTTGTCGCCCAGCTTGACGCGCTGGCAAGCTCCACCGGAAACAGCACCGAGAAACAGGCCCAGATGGAAGCCATCATCAAGGAGCTGAACGGCAGCATTGACGGCCTGAACCTCACCTACGAAGACCTGACCACCAATCAGGACAAAGCCATTGCCAACATCAAGGAAATGGCAAAGCAGCAGGCCGAGCAGGAGCTGAAAACCGAAAAGTATCAGGAATATGTAGACCTGCTAAAGCAGCAGGCCACCGAGCAAGAAGCCATCAAGGAAAATAATGACGCCATCGCCGCCGCGCAGGAGCGCGTGAACGAGGCCCAGAAAGTCTATGATGACTACATTGCCGACCTCTACGCGCAAGACCCCACCGGCATGGCTACCATTTCGGCCCAGTGGTCTGAGCAGGCCGCCGCGCTCGACGCCGCCAACGACGAGTTGCAGCAGTATCAGGATAAACAAGTCGAGCTGCAAAAGACCCTTGACGATACCACCGACCGGCTCGAAGTCATCGACAAGTATTACAACCAGCAGGCCGAGGACGCCAAAGCCGCAGGCGACGAAATCGTTTCTGCGCAGGAAGCCGTATCGCAGGCTTACAGCGATGTCCGCTCTGATGTGGAAAAGCTCTGCGAAGCCTACAACACCGCCTACGAAGCCGCAAAGGACAGCTTTGAGGGCCAGTTTGACCTGTTCGATCAGGCGTCCACCAAATCCGAAGACTACCTCAACTCCAACGTCAAGAACGCGCAGGCCGCCTTGGATTCCCAGCTCAACTACTGGAACACATACACGGCCAACATTGAAACCCTGAAAGGCACGTCTTATCAGGACTTGGGCATCACCGAGGACAACTACAAGGCCCTGATGTCCTATGTGCAGGATGGCAGCGAACAGGCCGCAGGTCTGGCCGCCAGCATGGTAAGTGCCATCAACAGCGGCAACAAGGACGCCGTGTCGAAGCTGGCAAACACGCTGGCCGACGTCACCGCGAAGCAGGACGCCGCAGCGCAGGCCACCGCCGACTGGGTAACGGACTACGAGGGCCAGCTGGACGAGTTCCAGAGCAAAATGGAGCAGACCGTCGATGATCTCGACCTGTCCGACGAAGCCGGAAAGGCTGCAAAGGACACCATCGCCGAGTACGTCCAGAAGCTGAAAGATGGCAAAAAGGACGCCGTAGCCGCTGCAAAAGATGTGGCCGCATCCGTGGCCCTTGCATTGCAGAACAGCACCACCTACACGCCGCCCACTACCACGCCCACAGTGCCCGGTCATGCAGGCGGTACGACCGACGCCGAAGATATTTTCGTCGCCGGTGAGAACGGCCCGGAGCTGATCGTCGGGAAGCAGGGAAGCACCGTTTTCCCGACCGAGGAAACCGACCGCATCATTGACGCGCTGAACGGCATCGACGACGCCCCGGCCAAAGCCACCGCCGCGCCTGCATCCGAAACCACCTACAACACCGTCACGGACGATCATACCACCAACACCGACCGCCATGACGTCACGAACCAGTACACCACTACCGACAGCCACGATGTCACGAATGACATTGCGAACGACTACTCCGTCACGGATAGCCATGATCTCACCGACGCCAGCGTCCTGAATGATAGCCATGACGTGACAAACACCACGGAAAGCTACACCACGGACAACAGCGTGGAGAACCACATCACGCAGGAGCAGGCCGACAAGGAAAAACAGTTCGACCGATTCTTGCAGGCTGTCACCGGCATCACCATCGACGCCCCTGAACCCGCCCCGGGAGAATCCCTCTTTGCGTCCGTTCTGGGCAAGGCGGCCGACATCATTTCCGGCAAGAACTCCGACCTGCCGAAAATCGAAGCAGCCTACATGGGCTTGTCTGCCACCCCGCAGGCGGCCACGGAATCCTACGACCTCACCGAGCTGGAAAAGATTCTGGCCGAGCAACAGCCCACCGCGCCCGCGCTGACCGACGAGCAGCAGGGAACGGCCACCGCCGCGCCTGCATCCGAAGCAGCCCCCACGCTGGAGCCTGCCCCGCTCAACGTCCAGCCCATCGACGCCGCAGCAGCCCCGCAGAACGTCCAGAACGCGCCTGCCGAAACGGTCAAGAGAATTATCCTCGAACTGGTCGGCAAGGGCACTATCGAGGTTTCTGGCGGCTCTGGCAGCGGCTTGACGGAAAACGAGGTCTTGGAACTGCTGACCGACAACATGAAGCCTGTTCTGATGCGCATTATCAAGCAGGAGATTTTCGAGGAGGGCCAGCTGTCCTATGAGTATTAACTATCAAATCTGGTTTACATGGAACGCCGAGCGGGAAAAAATCAGGCTGCCCGTCCTGCCTGAAAAGTTCTACGTCAAAAACGGCTCCAATAACCAGAGCATCGACCTCACCGGGCTGGGAGAAGTGACCATCATGCAGAGCCGTCCCGCCTTGCAGCTCTCTTTTTCCAGCTTTTTCCCGGCGCACTCTTTCCCCGGCATGAAGTCCATCATCGCCGTGCCGCCCATCCTCTACGTTCGCATGATCGAACGCTGGAAGAAAAGCCGCGTCCCGATTCACTTCATCTGCACAGGTATGCTCATCAACCTGTACTGCACAATCGAAAGTTTCAACTACCGCGAAGAGGGCGGCGACGTCGGCACATACTCCTACGACATCACGCTGAAAGAGTATCAGGAAGTTTCCCTGAAAACCGTGTCCGTCGATTCCTCGCTTGTCGCCACCATACAGGACACCGTGACCCGCGTTGACAGCGCATCCACTCCAAAGACCTACACGGTCAAAAAGGGGGACTGCCTGTACAACATCGCCAAATCCCTGTACGGCGACGGCTCGAAGTATAACAGCATCTACGCCGCGAACAAGTCGATCATCGGCAGCAACCCGAATCTGATTAAGCCGGGGCAGGTGCTCAAAATTCCGTAAAGGAGGGCTGCCGCTTGGCGAAAATCCAACTGCTGATTGTCCAGAACAAAAAGACAACCGACATGACAGCCCTTGTGAAATCCGTCCACTGGAAAGGGCGCAAGGGCAGCTCTGCCCGCACCCTGACCGTCACCATGATCGACGACGACGGCTATAAACACGCCCGCAGCGGCATCGACGTGGAAGATGGAAACCAGTGCGTTTTCCTCGTAGATGGCAAGGAACGCTTCCGCGGGATCCTGCTGAATCAGAATCAGGGCAACACCAAACGCCTGAAATTCACCGCCTACGACAACGGTATCTATCTTGCCAACAACAAAGACACCTTTGTCTACAAAAACAAGAGTGCCGATCAGGTTTTCACCGACGTTTGTTCCCGGTTCGGCATCCCGACCGGGGAAGTGGCGAAATGCTCTTACCAAATCCCGGAGCTGACCAAAAGCAAAACCACCGGGCAGGACGCCGTTTTGGACGCTTTGAGCCTTGACTATAAGGCGACCGGCATCCGGCACTACGTCAGCAGCGACAAAGGAAAGCTGTCCCTTTTGCAGCGCAAAGATCAGGTCATTTCCTTTGTCGTCGATGGCGACGCCAACCTCTACGGCTACTCCTACACAAAGAGCATCGAGAACATCAAAACCCGCGTGAAGATGATCTCCAAAGAGGGCACTACGCTGGCCGAAAAGTCAAACGCCGCCCTCGAAAAGAAAATCGGCATCTTTCAGGAAATCCAGCAGCCGGATGAATCGCTCACGAAGCCGCAGGTCAAAGACCTTGTGAGCAGCGTCCTTGACACGCTGGACGACCCGGAAGAAACGCTCGACCTCAACACACTGGGCGACGCCGACGTCATATCCGGCAAGGCGATTCTGGTGCGCATCCCGCACCTGAACATCAACCGCGCCTACTATGTTGACGACGACGACCACTATTTTGAGGACAATCTGCACACAATGAGCGTCACGCTCACCACGGCGGCCGAGATTAAGAAGAAAGGAAGCTGACCATGAACGAAACCAGCCTGAAGCAGCTCTTTCAGGGCCTTATCCCGGTCGGCTCCACCATCTTGCAGGGTACAGTCACCAAAGACGACCCCCTCGAAATTACCGCCGCCAACGACAGCAAGCTCATTATCTCCGGCAATCAGCTTATCGTACCTTGGCACCTCACCGACTACACCACCCACGCGGACTATACGATGGGGGACAAGGGCGAACTGCGCGACGAAACCTATACCAAAATGGACGGCGGCCACGTCCACACCGACAGCCGGGGCGGGCCGACCACTAACGTCAAGCACAAACACTATGTCGAAAAGCTGAACGCCTACAAAATGACCCTGAAAGTCTATAACCATCTGCAAAAGGACGATGTGGTCTATATGCTCTCGCTAAACAACGGCAAGGTCTATTACGTCCTTGACCGTGTCGCTGGGCAGGTAGCAGGAAAGGACATCTGACATGGCCGTTTATATCCCGATTGAAATTGCAGAGGTACAGGACGCGCAGGAAAAGCCGTCCAAAACGTACCGCCTTGACCTTGACGCGGGGAGAATCGTCGGCTTTGTGGATAACATCGAAGCCGTGCAGCAGGCCATCCGAAAGGCCATCATAACCCCGCGTTTTAAGTGCCTGATCTATGATAACCAGTACGGCAGCGAAATTGAAGATGCTGTCATTGCAAAGGACGCCAGCCGCGAGTATGCCGAATCCGTCATCGAGGGGTTTGTCAAGGACGCGCTGGCCCCGGATAGCCGCATCCTCGAATGTCACGATTTTTCGGTCACGTTTGAGGACGACGAAGCACACATCGAATTTACTGCCGACACCATCTTTGGCGAAATCGAAATCGAGGAGGTGATCTAAAAAATGTATGAGGACAGAACTTTTGAAAACCTCTTGCAGGAAGTCTTGGCCGACGCTGAAGCCGATGGAATCGACACCCGGCAAGGCTCCATCTTCTACGATTCCGTGTCCGGCACCTGTCTGAAAATTGCGAAGCTCTATACCGACATCGACGTGGCCCGCAGGCTGGTTTCCATCGCCACCGCCACCGGTGACGATCTGGACGACAAGGCCAGCGAGTACGGCATGACCCGCCACGCCGCGACCCCGGCAAAATACCGTTTTACCTTTGAGGGCACAGCCCCGGACACCGGGACGCGCTTCTACAACGACGGTCTGTATTTCGTCCTGCGGTATAACACGCTGGAGGGCGAATACTACCTCGAAGCAGAAGTCCCCGGCGAATCTGGCAACGTCGTCTATGAGGGAACGGCAGCCATCCCGGTGAATGAGATCGACGGCCTGAAAAATGCAAGGTTTGGGGCCATCTACGAAAACGGCACTGACCGAGAGGACGACGAAAGCCTGCGCACCCGCGTACAGGAAAAAATAGCTGGCCCCGCCGAGAACGGCAACAAGCAGCACTACAAAACGTGGTGCGAAAGCATCGACGGAATCGGCCATGCCCGCATCTATCCACTGTGGAACGGCCCGAACACCGTCAAAGCTGTGCTGATTGATTCTGCCGGCCGCGCCTGTTCCGGCTCCAAAATTGCCGAGGTTCAGCAGTACATCGACCCGGCCACCAAAGGTTACACCGCCACCGTGGACGGTTACACCTACACCGTCGGTGATGGGCTGGGCGAGGGCGTCGCCAACCTTGGCGCACACTTTACCGCCGTTTCTGCCCGCGAAATCAAAATCGACGTCGCCTTTGAAGCTGACCTTGCCAGCGGATTCACCCCGCAGGAAGTCCAGGAGCAGGCGAAAGAAGCGATTGACGCCTACCTCAAAGATACCGTGCTGACCACGGCAGCCGCCGAGGATGTCGTCATCCGCGCCGCCCGCATCGGTGCAATCATCATTGAGCTGGACAGCGTTGTGGACTACAAAAACCTCACGCTGAACGGCAGCACCGAAAATATCAGGCCCGGAGCCGATTATATCCCTGTGGCCGGGGAGGTGACAGTCACCACATGAAGCGCAGCACCGACCGCAAGCAATTCTACCCCCGCGACTTTCCCGGCAACTATGACGAGCTGATCACCTACTACCCGCGCTACTACCGCAATGTGCGCGAGATGGTCGCCATCCTCAAAGCAGACGGAAAGCTGCTGGATGGGGCACAGGGCGCCATTGAGCAGGTCTACAACAACGCCTTTATCGACAACATGGACGAGCCGACCATCCGCGAGATGGAAGTCTTTTTGAGCATCAACCTTGACAAGACCCGAACATTGGATGAACGTCGCCGCCTGATCAAATCTTTCTTTGCAGGCTTTGGCCGGGTATCGGCCACCCTGCTGAAAGAAATGATAAACGCCTACACCAACGCCGACGTCGATGTGCTGTTCGAGCCGTTCGATGCAGCCGGGAACAATATGCTCTATATCAATTTTGAGCGCGGCGACGAACCCACGCTCTACATGAGCGATATTTTGGAGCTGCTGTCCCGCAAAATTCCCGCGCACATCATCTACACCCCATCCGTCACCTACAAGCGGCCTGTCGTCGTCAAGAGCAGGCGCACCCATTACGTTTTTGACTACGACCTGACAGGCACAAAGCCGGAAGTTGCCAGCAAAGGCGCGTACTACATTGCCGCCACCGTCACCGAGAAAGGCCACCTGCCTGTCATCATGGACTATAAGCAGGCCGCCGACGTGGACAACCCCACCGGCACAACCCCGGAGCCTGCATCCATCGCCGCCTACATCCAGCGGGCGACGGTCACACAGACCACCCATGACCCCCACGTTGCTGCATACCCTTACACGTCCGACGCCGATATGCCCACCGGGCAGACCCCGGAAACGGCCATGCTGGGCAACAATGCAAGGCACGTCACAGGCGTGGGCTACACCGTCACCGAATGCGCCGAAAACTACCCGCTTTGCGGGCAGGGTTTCGCATCCCAAAGTTAAGGAGGTAACACTATATGGCCGCTTTCTGGAATGAAAACTTCCTGAACAAAATCCGTAACAACTGGCTGCGGCGCGTCGCCAAAATCCAGTATTACGCAGGCGGCGTCTGGTACGACGCTATGATCACCTCGAAAGAAATCGAGGGCAACACCCTGAAAGTCGTCTGCCAGACGCAGGACAGCGCGACGCTGACCATCACGGCCGTTCGCATCATTGATTCGGACGGTGAAACCGCTGGGCAGACCAGCGAAAATATTGTCAAAAACTCCACGCAGGGCGTCATTTCTCTGTGGGAGTTTCCGCTCTACGAGCTGGTTTAAGCGAAAGGAGGTGAAAATCTATGTTTAACTTTTTGCTCTGGAAAGACCATGCTGTCACACCGTCCAACACCTACAATCTGGTGAAAAACGATGATGGCACCTACACCCTCACCCCGGCGGGCAAAGTCATCCAGCAGGGCACGAACATGAGCGCGGCCAACTTCAACCGCCTTGAAGTCGGCCTGCATGATACCAACATCGCGGTTAAGATCGCACAGACCCTTATCCAGTGGCTTGGCCGCCGCACCACTAAGCTGGAAAGCCGCACCGACGGTCACGATACCAGCATTGCCAGCATCAACACGCTGAACGGCCAGCAGAACACCCGCCTGACCGCGCTGGAAAAGGAAACCGCCGTTGAGGTCAAGGACGTCACCCTGACCGCTGGCAGCGACCCTTGGCCCTACTGCATCAAAGACACCGCCGTCGGCCTGTCCACCACCCGCAAGAATACCGCCTACGACGTGGACGTATACGTCAAGAGCTATTCCGGCGGCCGCCTTGGTGACATCACCGTCAAGGACAAGCTGGCGAACGGCTTTAAGCTCCACCATGATGGCAGCGCAAAAACCGTTGTCGTCACCATCAAAGTTTCGGGAGGTACGAAATAAATGAAGATCGAAGAGCTGAACACTGGCCGCAAGATCGACTATGAGCTGCGCGGCACTAAGCTGGACTTTGCCGACAGCACCCTTGTGATGAACCTCGCAAAGTACCAGAAAGAGGACACCGTCACCGCCACCATCACCGCCAACGCGCAGGGCAACTTGGCCGTCGATGCAGACAACGGCCTGTACTACGTCGCACAGGTCGAAATCCCCGGCTATGAGTACGAGGACGTCGAGGTCGAAGGACCTGCCGAAAACGACACCATGACCGCCGCAGCAGCGGAGGACACCGATGTGCAGGCCGAGGACACCGCGCCCACTACCCACATCGAGCGCAAGGCAAAGCCGCTCGACACCGAAAAGGTCACGCTGCGCCTGTGGAGCATCGAAGACTTTGAAAGCATCCTGTAAGGAGGACTGAACTATGGCAAACAATTTCGACGCCGCCGCTTTTGCGGTCAAATGCGCTTTTCCCGACAATCAGCTGATGATGGACGACACCGATCAGCCGTCCCTGCACGTCTGGATTCCGGCTTTCCGGCTCTGCGATGTGCTGTCCACTTCCAGCACCGATATCCACCCAGCGTTCCGCGTCAACGGCAAGGAGATTTCCGGCTTCTGGCTGGGCAAGTACCAGAGCAAGGTCTATAATGGCCGCTCTTACAGCCTGCCCGCCGAAGATCCTGCTGTCAGCCGCACCTATGATTCGTTCGCTGCATCCTGTGTGGCAAAGGGCAAGGGCTGGCACGAAGTCACCAATGCAGAATGGGCCGCCATTGCGCTCTGGTGCCACAAGCACGGCTGCGAACCCTACGGCAATAACAACTATGGCAAGGACAGCCGCGAGACCGAATATGTCGGCATCCCTGCACCCGGCGTACAGGACAGCGGCAAGACCGCCCGCATCCTGACCGGCACTGGCCCGGTTACTTACAGCCACAACGGCAAAATGTCCGGCGTGTTCGATATGAACGGCAACGTCTGGGAATGGGTGTTGGGCTTGCGTCTGGTCAAGGGCGAATTGCAGGTCATCCTTGACAACAACTCCGCAGACAACACCGTGTCCTATGCAGCATCCGGCAGCGCGTGGAAAGCAATCAAGGCCAGCGATGGCAGCCTGATCACCCCGGACGGCAACGGCATCACCGAGGGCAGCATCAAGCTGAACGTCGTGAGCGGCAAGGCGGTATGGGATACCACCATTGCAGACCAGAAGGACGAGGGCCGGGGCTGCTCGTTCAAGGACATCACCGCAGGTTCCGGCGTGAGCGACGCCGCAAAGCTGCTGCTGATGTCTCTGGCTCTCATGCCGGACACCGCTCTGACCGGCGACGGCATCGATGCCACCTACGGCGGCGATTACTTCTACTTCAACAACGGCGCAGAGGAGCGGTGCCCGCTCCGGGGCGGCTACTGGGGCAGCGGCGGCAGCGCCGGCGTGTTCAGTTTGGACCTCGGCTATCCGCGTTCGCACTCGAGCTGGGCCGTCGGGGGCCGTTGCGCTTTTGTTGAGCTGCCCGCTGAAGCCTGATAAGCTGACGGCCTGCGCGGGAGCGCGGGCCAAAAGCAAGAACCCATAAAGGCGCGGTGGGCCAGCGGGCCGCCGCGCTGAACCATATTGGAGGTGTTGACTGTGCCGAATGAAACCGAAGTGCCGCCCCAGCAGGGGCAACCCGAAGAGGGCGGCCAACCTTATGAGCCGTTCCATCTGCGGGAGCGAATCGAGGAAATGATCTTATATGCTTGGGAGCCTGTCACGCAATTCCCGCGAAAAGACCGGGCATTGTCCGACAAGCTCAAAGAAATTATGACCGACCTCTATGAACTCTCTATCCAGATTGACAACAGGCACATGAGGAAAACGACCGCCAATAATCTGGACGACAAGCTCGACGTACTGCGTGGCTTTGTGCGGCTGGCGGCGAACAAAAAGTTACACGGGGGCAAATACCCGCCACCGCTCAATATGCACCAGTATGAAATCTGGGCGAGATACAACGATGAAATCGGCAGGATTTTAGGCGGCTATCTAAAGACGCTGAAATGACCTGCCGTTTTTCATACATGGGGATAGGCTGTATTTCTACGGTGCCCGCTCCGGGGCGGCAACTGGAACAACGGCGGCAACGCCGGCGTGTTCAATTTGAACCTCAACAATCCGCGTTCGAACTCGAACTGGAACATCGGGGGCCGTTGCGCTTTACACCTGCAACACACATTATGTGCGGTGACACCACATCGGACAGGAGGGTCACAATCTACGGGCTGTGATCGGTATGTGGGTCTAAAGGAGCCTATTTACCATTCCGGGCAGACAACCCGGAAAAATTTTGTATTGCTGCGAAGGCGGGAACGTCACGCGCAGCGACGGTGAAACAATGGCACAAAATATAAATACGATCAATAATGCGTGGGCGGTTATGACGGAGTTTGAATACCTCATAGAAGCCGACCACAATGCCCGCAAAGGCAAGCGATACAGGCCCGAAGTTCTGGCTTTTACCGCGCAGCTTGAGCGGAATATTTTCGACATTCAAGCCCAAATGCTGGGCGGGACGTACATTCTTGGCCCATACCGCAAACTTTGGGTATATGTTCCGAAAAAGCGGCTTGTAATGGCCCTTGGCTACTCCGACCGCATTGTCCAGTGGAGCCTATACCAGTATTTGAACCCGATATATGACAAGCTCTTTATTGAGGATTCCTACGCTTGCAGAAAGGGTAAAGGCAGCCACCGGGCCGCCGCCCGCTTGCAATATTGGGTGCGGAAGGTCAGCCGCAAGCCGGATGGCTGGTATTATCTGAAGCTGGACATCTCAAAATTTTTCTACCGCGTCCACCATGAAAAGCTGCTGAACATCCTCTCGAAGCGCATCAAAGACCCGCAGCTGATGGCGTTTCTGGAAAAGGTCATAAACAGCAGGGCGCAGCCGTTCGGCCTGCCACGCGGCAAAGCCCCACAGGATACGCCGCCGGGGGACTGGCTCTATGACGTCGGTATGCCCATCGGCAACCTTACCAGCCAGCTTTTTGCGAACATATATCTCAACGAACTTGACCAGTTTGCAAAACACGTCTTGCGCATCCACTACTACATCCGCTATATGGACGATGTGATTATACTGGCAAAGGACAAAGAAACCCTGCACCGCTGGAAAGCCGAAATCGAAGCATTTTTGAACGATGAACTCCACCTCGATCTGAACGACAAAACGTGCATCCGACCTGTACGAGCTGGCATCGAATTTGTGGGCGTTCGCATCTACGCCACCCACATGAAGCTGCGCAAGTCCACCACCAGCCGGCTGAAACGCGAAATCCGAAAGATCACTGAACTGTACGCCACCGGGCAAATGAGCAAAGCCGACTTTGACCGCCGCACGGCCAGTGTCAACGGCCTGCTGGAGCATACCGACAGCGCGAGCTTGCGCGGCCGCCTGAACCTGATCTATTTTGATACCATGCGGAAGAACGGAAAGCTCATACAGCCCGACGCCGGAATCTGGAAAGGGAACCATGAAGCAAGAGCACAAAAGCTGGCCTGACCTGTGCGAAAGCCTGCTGGACAGGCTGGAAGCAGCAGGGGAGCCGACTACCAAAGAGCGGGCCGAATTTGGCGTCCTGCTTGTGGGCTGCTGCATGAAAGACTGTGGCGCAGACCTGCGGCCCAAATCCGAACAGATGGGAGGTGAACTGAAATGAGCCTGAAAGCCATCTGGGAAGCGTGGGGGCCTGTCATGGTCACGCCTGCCGTCATCGTCCTGCTGTCCCTTGTCGAGATTGCACCTATCAAAATCAACCCTTGGTCGGCCATTATGAAATTTTTGGGCAGCCGCCTGAACTCCGATGTAACGGCCCGCCTTGACACGATGCAGCAGTGCCAGACCGAAACGCGGCAAAGGTTGGACGAGCATATCGAAAAGGACGACGCCCAAACCGCCAGCCTTTGGCGAACCCAAATCCTGCGGTTTAATGATGAGCTGCTGCACGACCGGCGGCACACCAAAGAACACTTTGACGAAATCCTTGGCACGATCAAGGACTACGAGGGCTACTGCTCCACGCACAAGAATTTCCCGAACGGCAAGTGTGTCCATGCCATCGACAACATCAACCGCGTATATGACGAGCTTTTGGAAAGTCACGATTTTCTGTGAGCAATCGTCTAACCTCTGCCGCATTTTAGACGAAACCGCAAACTATTAGACGAAAGGAGCGAATCTCTATGAGCATCGTAACCTTTAAGCGCGGAGACACCACCGCGCTGACCAAAAATTTCACCCGCGACGAGTTTGAATGCCAGTGCAAAAAGTGTGAAGCCCAGATGATCGACACGGAGCTTGTAGAAAAGCTGCAACGCATCCGGGACGTGCTGGGCGTCCCGCTGAAGATCACGTCCGGGTATCGCTGCGTCGTCCACAACGCAAGCAAGGCCGTACAGGGCAGCCGAACCAGTAAGCACCTGTATGGGTTTGCCGCAGACTGGCGCACCCTCAACCGAACCGTGAGCCCGGTCGCTCTTGGCATCATCGCACAGGCGGTCGGCTTTGGCGGCATCGGCATCTACTGGCATCCCAAAGCGGCCATGTGCCACGCGGACACCCGCGCAGGCAAGGCAACGTGGCTTTGCACGTCGCCGGGGGTCTACCCCTCAACCACATACAACGCCTTTATTCTGCCCACCATCCGGCAGGGCAGCACCGGGGCCGCCAACCGTTCCGCGATCATCCTGCTGCAAAAGCTCCTGAAGCTCAAAGAAGATGGCAATTTCGGGCCTGCTACCACGCAGGCCCTTATTTATGCCCAGAAGCAGCACGGTTTGACCGCCGATGGCATTTGCGGCCCTGCATCGTGGCGGGCGTTGTCCGGTGCGGACAAGTACCTGAAAAAGCTGTGAGGTGACGCCCATGCAGGAAGTCCACATCAACGTCACCTCTGCCAAACAACGCCAGCGCAAGAGAAAGGGCACACAGCGCGGTTTTATGGATAAAGCCGTAATCTATTGCCTTTTCATGTGTACCGTGCTGGACGCCGCGATTCTGGCCCTCTACTGGCACAGCGTCACGGCCCCGGACAGTCTGGCTATTGCTGCAATGGCCGCCCCTTGGATGGTCGAATTTGGAGCGATGGCAACCATCAAGAAGCACAAGATCACAACTCCGGCCGACGACAGCCAGCCGGACGATGAAAACAAAGGAGAATAATCATGGACGAATTTCTGAAAGTCGCTATTACCGCCTGCATCCCTGCCTTTACCGTCATTTTCGGCTGGGGCGTCAACAAGGCCGCCAGCATCGCCAACAGCTATGTGCATAACCAGTTTGTGCAGCATTGCATCCAGAACGCCGCCAACGCGGTTTTTAACGCCGTGTCCGACGTGAACCAGACCTACGTTGACAGCCTGAAAGAATCCGACAAGTTCGACGAAGCAGCCCAGAAGCGGGCCTTTGCCGACGCTCTGGCGACCGCAAAGAAGTCCCTTACCACCGAAACGATTCTGTTCATCAAGCAGACCTTTGGCGACGTGGACGCCTACCTGACCCCCATGATCGAAGCTCAGGTGCGCAGCCAGAAAACCTATATGTGATGTTTGCCTGACGCCGCGAAAACATGACCATTTTCGGCACCTCACGAAAATGGTATGCTCCCGACATAAATGCCGGGAACATCCGGCCTTAAACGCGCTTTTTGCAAAAAGTCAGCGTAAAATCAGCGCAAAACGCGCGATTTGCGCGTATTAAATGCGCGCCGCGCGATTCCGTGCAATTATCGTGCAATCTCCGTGCGATTCCCGCAGCTTGACACCCGGCCGAAATCCGGGTAAAATAGAGCCACTTGAAAAGCTCCGGCCTTTGTAGAGAGCGGCCCGCCCGGTCTGGGCGTTTCGCTCTTGATTTTTATTTGGCCGCTATGGCAGCACAAAATCCCCTGATCTGACCGAAGCCCAACGCGCCGCGCCGGGTACATCGTTGGCAGACCGGGGGATTTTTTATTTGCAACTTGCTTAGAGCTTGATTAAAACTTGCTTAAAACTCAATCAAGCAAAGGCCCATCTTTGAGCATTTTTCGCTCGTAGATGGGCCTTTTTTCTTTTGCATATTTTGTTATCGCACCTGTTGACTTTCAATCAAAATCGGAGGATAGTATTCTTGTAAGGCAGAGATAAAATCTCTTACAGAAAGGAATGAGGTGAATGGACTTGAACGTAAGTGAAGCACTTCTCCGGGCCATCTTGGTTCTGATCAAGAAGTGCGAAACCCTTGACGAACTGCGCGACGCTGTCGAGGAGATCGTTGGCGAGGGCAAATAAAAAGAGCGGCAGCCCCCTAAGACAACCGCTCTAAACGCCCCACAATGAAGGCGGATCGGAAGCATTACTCCGACCGCCTTTATTTTATTACATCCAGCTTTTGAAATCAAGATGCTTTTTCACATTTTGCACCGAGTTTTCAACACAAATGAGAGCGAAAAATATTATCGCAGCTGTTGACGAACTCACAAATAAGAGTGATAATATACTTGTAAGAACGAAGTACGCAACACAACATCGATTATGTTTCGGAGGTATTCACCATGAAAAAGTTTGAAGTCGGCCACGTCTACTTTGACCAGTACGCTTGCGACCATGAGACCTTGACCACCATCAAGATCATCAAGCGCACTGCAAAGACCATCACCTTTGAGCGCAACGGCAAGACCCGCCGCGCCAAGCTCTACGAGAACGCCGACGGCGAATACATCATCCCCGATCATTACAGCATGGCCCCGGTCTACCGCGCAGAGCGTGAGCTGCTGGACGAAGAGCCGGAGCAGCCTGCCGCAGCGGATAATACCATCCGCTTCCCGGCTGCTGCACAACAGGCTCCCGCCGCTGGCTACTCTGTCGCTGGCCTGCTGGTTGACTACACCATGCGCGAAATGGTGCTTTCCATCTTTGACAAGAGCGACCTGCGGGCAAAGGAACTGGACTTCCTTGCAGCCCTCACCGACCGCGCCAGCAGCGTGGCCCGATAAGGGCCGCTGCTGGGCCTTTTGGCAGCGGCTTTTCTTTTGCCCCATATACTCACAAATGAGAGTAAAAATGTTATCTTGCCTGTTGACTTGCTCCTGTTTGTGAGTGATAATATAGACACAAGGGAACCACAAACACACATCAAAGAGCATTTGGAGGTATTTACCATGACTAAGTTCACCGACGGCAAGCAGATCGCAACCATCACCATGACCGACAACAACACCGGCTGTGACTACGAAAACGAGTTTTTCGAGGTCGGCGGCCTGAAGCTCAACGAAGAGCTGAACGCCTACGAGGTCGAGGACGTCACCTACCTGACCGACTACGCCCAGAGCTATGTTGATGGCACGAACCCCGACGTCGATTACACCGAAGACGAAAACGGCAACGTCATGGACACCCACACCACGCTGACCTACACTATCGAAAGCCTGTAAGGAGGGCAAGACCATGAGAGAAGCTAAAGAGATCGCCGCAGACATCAACGCCGCCGATACTTGGGAGCCTGAACTTTGCGCGGAGCTGTGCGAAGCGGCCGGCATGACCGCCGAATGGGAAGCGGCTGGCCCGGACGACTTTGAGCGCGTCCTGTTCGATGCAGCCGAAAAGCTGGGCGTCGAAATCATCTGACCAGCAGCACGACAAAGGCCCGGTAAACCGCGATTTGCGGCACCGGGCCTTTTCTCTTTACTTTTTCAGCTTGACGGCTGTTCCCATGGAGTATGTGTAGCTGGTTTTCATGCCGAAGCCGACGTTCTGGAAGCGAACTCCGATTATGGCATCAGCTCCAACCTTTTCACCTGCGCGTGTCAGATCGGCCACGAGAGCGGCGTTCACATTTTCGCCTACGACGGAATAGTCACCGTTCCGGCACTTTACCATTTCTTTCATGCTTGGCCCGTCCGCAGCGGTAGCGACCGTCACAAGGCCGATATATTCGGCAATCTCGACACCCTGCAAAGTGTCCGTTGTTGTAATGAGCATGATATGTTCTCCTGTCTATGGCGGGCATTTCTGCCCTGTATTATTCCGCGCCATCGGCGCGATGCGACTTGATGAAATCGGCCATAGCCTTTTTGATAACCGCATTGGGCGACGTTCCAGCGGCTTTGCAGGCGGCCTTGAACTCCGCTGCAAATTCCTTGCGAACCTTTGCCCCGACGATCATCATGTTTTCCCTGTCCCATTTCGCGCTGGCTCTTTTCTGCGATTCACAAATCACGAAAAGCACCGCCTTTCTTTTGTTTAACAGTATAACGCGGCGAAAGCCCATTTGCAACGTGGGAAATGTGTCGTTTTTCGTTGACATCGGACACAAAAACTGCCGAAACGCACCCGGAAACATTGACGTTTTACCTGTTGGAATCTCTGTTCAACAGTAGGACAATAAAGGCACAGCGAGGGAAGCACGACCGGAAGGCAAGGGGCGAAGTATGAGCCGGGAGCGCAGTAAGTCGTGAGCGCGTGCTAAGTCAGTAACCCACTTCCCACACTGTTTTGGAAATCTGGGCAGCAGGGCCGACCGTCCAGAATTTCCAAATTTTTTTGAAAATTATCTTTTCGCGCCTGTTGACAAACTCACAAATGAGAGTGATAATATAATCACAAGATGATTTACAGCTCACGAAAGAGAGGAAATAACGATGACAGTTTGCAGCATGAAAGAAGCATGGGAAGCGGCCGACAAGATGTTCCCGACCGACTACCAGATCAGCGAAACCGCAAGCCAGAACGCTGGCTATCCCGTCTACCGCAGCCCTATCAACTTCTATGACACCATCTGCGATCTGGGCGACCGGCTGGAAGTCAACGTCGCTGGCAAGAGCGTGAACATCTGGGTGGCCGACCCCATCGAGCGGGCGATGGCAAAGATGGGCTTTCATCGCAACGACCGCGGCATTTTCGTAATGGCATAAAGGAGGACAAAACAATGCTGGACAAGAACGGAATCGAAATCAAGACCGGGGACATCGTGAGAATCACCGGCGCATACTTCAAAACCGACAACGCGCTCTATTTCGTGGAGCACAGCGACGGAGACCCCGACTGGTGCGGCAAAGACCACTGCCTGCTGAAGATCAAGCGCAACGGCGAGTTGAGCAAGGCAAAGAACTCCACCTGCTTCTGGCCGATCATGGTCACGGTCAACGGCTACGAGAAATACACCACCGCAAAGCTGTGGAACAAAGAACACGCACAGATCGAGATCGTCGAGGGCATCGACAAGACCCACATCGCCGAATATTTCCGCAGCCAGTCACAGCAGTGCAACAAGTGGATTGAGCGGTACTCTTGGGACTTTGGCGAGAATAGCCGCTCTGTCAATGACCAGAAGCAGTACAAGGCGTTTTATGATTCCGTCGTGGCAAGATTGGAGGGTATGGCATGATCTACACCATCGAAAAGCGGCACGTTTTCGGCTGCTATGATGGCAGCTATATGCAGAGCCATTATGAAGTCATCGCGCACACGCACAGGCTCCCGAATGGCTGCTTGGCATCCACCGGCGCACTGACCGTTCACACCTGCAAATACAAAAGGGAAGCGACGGCATACTGCAAAGCCCACGGCATCGAGCCGCAGCCGCCCTTTATTTCGCCCGAAGAACCCGCCTGATGATGGCTGCATGGCAGCAGCCGAAACCACCCAGCAGCCAGCTGGGCAAGGTCGCGGGAGCCGCGACACAATGAGCGTGTCCGTTTTATGGTTCTGGGTATCGGGCGTCCTGCCCGTGTAAAAGGCACGACCACCCGGAAAATGCTTGGTTAGGCACTTGGCGGCTCTGCGCTTTTTATTTCCTGCAAGAAAGGAGCATCCACATGACGAAGAAAATCTATATCCTGCAAGCTGGATTCCTGCCCATCGGCGAAACCGACGTGACAGGCTGGCGCACCTATTCGTTCCACACTGGCCAGGGAGCCTACGACAACGCCGTGGCCGCCTACCGCAGCGAGATGAACCGCAACAAGAACCCGAATGTCAAGTATCGCATCGTCAGCGCACATGACACCACCCGCAAGGACACCTATGTCCCAGTGTTCGGCTTTAAGAGCGCAGCCCGCACCCTTTAACTTGCCGGTAACTTGCCAGCAGGCCCGAAATATCATAATAAGGCGGTAAAAGATTGAACTATAAATACATCTGGGCGTGGGAAATCCTCAAAGGAACGACCAGCGCAGACATCGTGCGCGGCATCGTTTCACTTGCCCGGGAAGAAAACGCCCCGGCCCGGGCCATCATGCGGCTGCATGATGGCCGTTGGCTGACCCTCGAAGACCTGTCAAATGAAGAACTTGTGCAGCAAATTGAGGATGAAGCAAAAACAATGATGTAACGTCAAACCACCACAACCCGATACCCTATCCATACATCTGTCAGAATCTGGTGCTGGTACTGGTGGTACTTAAAGGTTATATCAATTTAATCTAAGAAGGAGAACGTAAAGGTTACGATAAAGGGAGAACCCGCAATGAATGACCTGACCATTTTTGAAAACCCAGAATTTGGACGGCTCCGGGGTTTGAAGATCAGCGGTGAGCCTTGGTTCGTCGGAAAAGACGTGGCCGCCGCTTTGGGCTATGTTGATACAGCGCAGGCCATAAGAAAGCACGTCGATGATGAGGACAAAGGGGTCGTTGAAGCGACAACCCCCGGAGGAAAGCAAAAAATCACCACTATCAACGAAAGCGGCCTGTACAGCCTGATGCTGAAAAGCAAACTCCCCGGCGCGAAGAAGTTCAAACGGTGGGTTACGTCCGAAGTCCTGCCCAGCATCCGCAGAGCCGGGGCCTATGCCATGCCGGCAGCCGCACCCGCAGACGACGCCATGTTTGAAAGACTCTGGGCCGAATTGGAGCGCAAACAGAAGTTCAACAGCTACGTCGGCCAGTTCTGCAATTTTTTTGGCTGGAGCCGCCGCTATTACCTGTCCGGGATGTACAACCTGATGAAGCGGGCAGGCTGCAACGTCGATGCACTGACCTTGCGGATGCAGGCCGCCACCCACGATTATGCAATGTCCACCGCGCAGGCAGTCATCATGGACGAGCAGGCTTTTAGCTTGTTCTGCAAAATCGCAGAATACGGCATCCAACGAAACCACATCCCCAAAACCATGGAGGAAGCATTTTTATGAACAACACCCTGACCGCCTTGAACAATTACCTATTTGAAGAGCTGGAACGCCTGAACGATGATAGCTTGTCCCCGGAGCAGCTGAAGCAGGAGATCGACCGTTCCCGCGCCGTCACGCAAGTGTCGCAGCAGATCGTGAACAACGGCAAGCTGGCCCTGTCGGCCATCCGCTGCACCAACGAGTGCTTGGCCCCGAATGAAAAGCTGCCGCCCATGCTGGAGGTCGAAACCAATGCCCCGAAAGTATAAGCCGGAGGTACACGCCTTTATAGCTGCCCACGTCGCCGGGACGACCACGCAAGAGCTGGCCCGAATCACAAATGCAGCCTTTGGCACGAACTTCACGGCCGCGTCCATGAAATCCTACAAGGCGAACCATAAGCTGCGCAATGGCCGCGGTACAGGGCAGATCAAGGGCGCAGCGACCAAACGCTTCCCGCAGCAAGTCAAGGACTATGTCTTTGCTCACTACAAGGGCACAGGACACCGCCAGATGTGCGACCAACTCTTTGAGCAGTTCGGCATCCAGTACACGCCGGAGCAGATCAAACAGTATTACGCCCGCCACGGCCTGAACAGCGGCCTGACCGGATATTTTAAGAAAGGCTGCTGCCCATATAAGCCGCAGCCAGGAACACACGCACAGGGCTGTGAGAAAACATGGTTCAAGCCCGGATGCACCCCGCACAACCTGAAACCCATCGGCTACGAGCGCGTCACACAGGACGGCTATATCGAGGTCAAGGTCAGGATGAAGAAGTCCCGGCCGAACTGCAATGACAACTTTGTGCCAAAGCACCGGCTGATCTGGGAGCAGGCGAACGGCCCGCTGCCGCCGGGATATGTCGTTATCTTCAAGGACGGCAACAAGCGAAACTTTGCGCTGGACAATCTTGCAGCCATCACAAAAAAGGAACGGCTGGACATGAACCGTCACGATCTGTTCAGCAACGACCCGCAGGCGACGGAAACCGGCATCCTGCTGGCCCGCCTGCGCACCACCATCCACCAAAAAGAAAAGGAGATTCAACATGGGTAAGCTGGTAGACGCTGAAATCACTCTGAAATATTCCAATGGTCAGTTGACCATCGCATCCACGCCGAACACCATCAAGGGCGACGGCCTTTTGTCATATCTCGATTTGGCCGAATGCGCCATCATCGGGGCCAACTACAAGAACCTGAACGAAGCGATGGACATTGCTGCCGAACACGCATCCGCGATCATTGCAACCGTCATGCACACCGCAGGCAACGAAAAGACCAGCCCGAAGATGGGGGCCATCGTCCACGCCGCGCAGGTTTCGCCCTTTTATCTGCAATGCGTCATTCAGAAGCCGGATGCGCCTGCATCCAAAGGCAAGTTCTTTGCCAAAGAGGGCAATTTGTACGTCGGTGTCGATAACTCCGATGGCAACGCTTGGACGGAAGAGTTTTCCGACCGGCAGCAGCTTTTCCTTTGGTTTGCTGGCGCACCTTGCCACGACGCCCACGGGCAGGCCCTCAACGAGTGATATTCTATCCATAGCCCCGCAACACGGCGGGCGAATAAAAACGCGGCACAGAAGCCGCCAGACGCCCACCCGGCGGGCCAAAGCCGGGAGAAAGGACTTTCCCCATGGAAAGCATGATTGACATCCTCTTTGACCAGCTCGTTGACAGTGACGCCGCATGGGACACTCAGCATGACAAGGCCACGCAGGACGCGCTTGCTGAACTCTGCGAAAAGCTCAACCTGCCCACCGTCCACGAAACCAAGCTGGGCGAGCTAATCAGCACCGAAGCCGTGGCACAGGCCCGCGCCGGATTCCGCGCTGGCTTTGTGGCAGCGATGAAGCTCTGCGAGGAGGTCAAGAACAAGGCTGAGTAATCAGCCGCCGCACCGGGACAAGCTCTGCAAACGTGGGGCTTGCCCTTTGTCTGAAAGGAGATCATAGCCATGCCCAACAAACGCGAAGTGGCTTACAATGCCACGCACGGCCGCTGCGCTTACTGCGGCTGTATCATCAACCCGATGCACTTCTTTCTGAATCAGGCAAAGCCGGGGCAGCAGGTCGCCGCCTGCCCGGATTGCGCCCGCTTCAAAGGCTCCGACGATTTGGAAACATTTCGCGCCCGCTTGCATGACCTGCCGGAAGTTTCCATCCAGTCCCGCCTTGCTCTCAAATATTCGGATTCTATCCTCAACCCGGAGGAGCCTATCAAGGAGGGCTATTACCACGGATTCGGCAAAATCTGCTTTTATTTTGAAAATATGGACGAGTAAGGCCGACACCCATACCACCACTACGGCCCGACATACGGTATGTGTACCGTATGGATACATCTGTCAGAATCTGGTACTGGTGGTGGTAAAGATTATATTAAACTTAATCTTAGAAGAAGAAACGTAAAGGTTACTATAAAATGAAGCGGCCGAAAAAACATCAAGAAAAGTTTCCTTTGCTGTTGACTTACTCACAAATAAGAGTGATAATATAGTTACAGAATGAATCACAACTCACAACCGCGAAAGGAGAACACCATGAAAGCACTGAAAGAGCTTATGAACCGCCTGACCGCCGAGGGCCGCGACCTGTCCGAACTGGAACGCATGATCGACGATCTGGCCGCCGCCGGAACCATGGACGAGATCAACTACTACGAGGGCCAGATTTACGGCGTTCTGGTGGGCCTGTCCATCATGGGTTACATCACCCCGGAGGAAGCCGATGAACTTCAGAACAGCGTTGAGGAAGATGCTGTTATCTAAGCTGCACACCGGGAAGGGGAGCCGCAAGGCTCCCACAGCCCCCGCTTACAGGAGGAAGAACCATGATGACCAATCTTTTCATGCTGGCCGGGTATACCCAGTATCAGGCCCAGTGCATTGCACCGTTCGGCTACGTCGTCGCCGCCGGGATTCTGGTGCAGGCCGTCGCCCCGGCCGTTGACCGCTACATCTACCGCCGCCGCTGGGAAGAAGTCCAGCAGCGGGAAGCGGAAGCGGCAGCAGCCCGCGCCGCTGAACAGCGCAAGGAAGCTCACCGCCGCGAGGTGATGGACTTCCTGCTGAACGAGGCCGCCTGATGGCCTGATTTTTTATGCCATTATCGCTCACAAATAAGAGCGAAAAACACCAAACCAAAGCAAAAAACGCTCACAATCGAAAAAGGAGGTCTGTGAATGGACATCAACACGAAACTGAAAAAGCTGCTGGAAGATTCCGGCCAGCGGCAGGCAGAGGTGGCCCAGAAGTGCGGCTTGACCCCTGCCAACCTTAGCCGCGCACTGACCCGCGATCACAATCTGAACCTGTCCACGGCTCTGAGAATCGCCGACGGTATCGGCTTGGAGCTGCGCATCGAGGACGCCAACGGCAACCGCCACCCGGCAGCCGACCCGCAAAAGTTCGCGGAAGCCGCGGCTGATACGTCGCTGAACTGGGACGACGTGGAAGCTATTCTCAGTTCGCTGGGCTTTTATCTTGAATTCGACTGGAGGTAAACCACATGACCGACAAAGAAATCACGGAGCTGAACCTGAAAAGTGCCACCTACTACGGCGCACAGCTCCAGATGAACCACTTCACCGAAGAGCTGGCCGAACTCATTCAGGCCGCCGCCGAGGGCGACCCGCAGCACATCGCCGAGGAAATCGCCGACGTGGAAGTCATGGTCGAGCAGATGGAATATTTGCTTTCCCTCGATACGATCTACATTGAGAGCTGGGCAACGCACATCCTGCTTGCAAACGATATTGAATCCTGCATCTGGCATCTGGCTGCGCCCATCAAGAGCATCAACAAACTGCGCCGTGTCAATCTGGCGACCGCCGCCGACCCGGATATGTCAAAAAGCGAAGTTCAGATCAAACGGCAAACCGCAAACCACGACCTTGAAACCGACATTGGAGAGCTGGTTTCCTATCTGAACTGGCTGGCCGGACGTTATAGCATCGCTGCCGAGGAAATCCGGGAAATCAAGTCCTACAAGGTGCAACGCACCCGCGACCGCATCGAACTTGAAACCGGCTCCATCTGCAAAAAAGTTGTTGACGACAAGGCGGCTGCACAGGCCCAGGATTTAGCCGACTACTGCAAACAGCAAACAGAGTGTGAACCCGGTGGCTGCATCTTTGCCACGACTGGCGAGGGCTGCATCTTATCTGATTATGTTCGGCCTGAACTTTGGCCCGATGCCATCGCCAAACAGCAGCAGGAGGGGCAGAAGAATGGATAAGCCCGAAAAAATCAAAATCGGCTGCTGTCCGTTCTGCGGCGGCAACATCAAGCGGGCCAACATGAAAGCCTTTTCCCGGCAAAGCCAGATTTACGGCTTCAACCTTGCGCTGGATGGCGTGGACGCCACATGGGGCGCACTGATCTATAACTTTTCCGCAGAGCTGGAATTGAGCGCAGAACAGACCGCAAAGCTCACCACGCTGGGCGAAGAATATGACAAGATGATTCGCTCTTTCCGGGAAGCCGACCTGCCGCCGGAAGAATTTGCCGAATACGTCGTTGCAAAGGCCGAGGAATGCAAGGCACGTCTGAAAGAAAGGTGGGGCTGATTATGGCACTGACAAAATTTGTGAACGTCTACAAATGCCGCCTTTGTGGGGAAATGTTTACCAGCAGCGGCACGAACAGCGAGATTGCAGCATGGAAAGGCACTCTCCATGAGATTATGAAAGCAAGCGGCCTTGATACGCCGTGTTCAACGCCCGAAGTTACGCCGACCATGTTCGAGATGCACAGCTGCAAGAATGGCAGCTACGGCGTGGCAGACTTTCAGGGCACACGAAAGGCGGCCGACAATGATGCAAGCCTGTGAGCAGCTCTCTTTATTCTCCATCGTCCCGCAGGCGGCCCGGACGGCCATCTGCTGCATGGATGGGGAGTGCAAGGCTGCTGCGCCTGCCGAAAGCTGGATGGCTGACCTTGTTCCCGGTGGGGAATATGCGATCAGCATCGCGGGACACACGCTGGTTTTGAAGCCTGTGCCCGGTACGCCTGCCGGCATCCAGCGGGGGCACGAATACTATCACTACACCATCGGCCCGCGCCTGTACGCGGGAACATTCGTCGGGAGGATGCAGCATTGAGAACTCTTGAAGAAATCGACCGCGATCTTGAAATCGCCTACGCCGACATGAGGAACTTTATTCACAGCGACTTCTCAATCTCCCCGGTGCTGGAAGATGACATCGACGAGCTGCGGGACGAACGTGCCGCTGTGGTCAAGGCCATTCAGGACGCGGGCCTGATGCGATATGAAGTCTGCATCCTGCCGAAGCCGGAAAACACGTCCAGCTATTGTGCCGCGTTCTACAAGATCACGGCCACGAGCCAAAATCAGGCTTTCGAGCATGGCAAAGAAACCTTTATCCGTGGTTTTGCGAACTGCGGCGTCACCGCCGAAAATTTTGACGCTGAATATGACATCGGCGTCACGAGAGGGGAAAAGATCGAATGAAAGCACACGTTTCCAACGGCTGCAAACCCTGTCCGTTTTGTGGCGCACCTGTCACGGTGCGCCTTATGAAGAAAGGCCCCGACTTCATTGCCTGCACCAACAAGCAGGAGTGCGGCGCAATCGTCAGCTTTAACAATATCCCGTGCGACTGTTTCGGTGCATCCCCGGTGGATTACTTCAACAGGAGGGCCAGCGATGAGCAAGTATCTGAATAATCACCCGGACGATGACCGCAAGACCGTGACCGAGGATTGTCCCACCTGCGGCAATGAGGTCACGATGGTCTGGGACGTCGAACAGAACGGCTACAAGGCCACCTGCCCCTTTTGCGGCGGCCGTCTGATGCTCTGCGACGAGTGCCAGCACCCGAACGGCATCTATACCGACGACTGCGATTATGACCCCTTGACCAAAAGCTGCCGCTATAACTGTGCTGCCAACTATCAGGAAGCTGAAAAAGCGGTCAAGCTCCTGTCCCAGTTCTGCAAAGGCAGGACGCAGCAGGCGGCACGGCTGAAGCTGCACTCTGCCTGCATCGGCTGCGGCTATGAGCCACTTTGCTCCAAATGGAGCGGCGCAAACACGCCCATTATGTGGAGCTTCAAGGAGGATGCGAATGGATGATTATATCGAGCGGGAGCCGCTTCTGAAAGCGTTCAAAGAAAAGTGCTGCCAAGACTGCCCCGGTGGATACAGTCACCAGCAGTGCCACAGTTGGTGCGATGCAGCAAGCGAAATCGAGATGATAGAAAATGCGCCTGCGGTCAACAATACGCCGCAGCAGTGGCAGAATTCCAGGCTGCACCCGCCGACAGAAACGGATGCAGATAGGACGGGCGGCATAATCGTTTGGGCAGCAGCAAGCAGGCACCTTGATGTTACATTCTGGCAGAACGTCGTACTCTGCCCCCAAGATCTTCCGTTCTGGATGCCTGCACATGAACCGAGCGAATCAAAGGAGTAAAAAATGAACTCTATTCTCTACATTGACGATAACGGCAAAGCCGAACTCTACGATGATGACTACAACATCACGATCTTTTGCAAGGACGAGCAGGAGCAGCAGCGGGCCATGAAGCGGCTGGAAACTGCCAACCGTATGCGCTGGCATGACGCCAAAACCGACCCGCCGGAGGACAGCCGGGACGTCATCGTGTACCGCGATGGCATCGGCTCTGTGATGGGATTCTTTGACCACGAAATCCACAAAAGGTGGCTGGACGCCAACACCTGCGCATTTCTGGACGACGTCACGCACTGGATGGAAAAGCCGGAAGACCCGGAAAAAACGGAAGAGGGAGATCCTGAATGAAATGCACTTTAGTAAAACCGAATCCTTGTCCATTTTGCGGCGAACAACTGCAACTTGTCACGGAGCTTTCGCCCATTGAAACGACATCCGGGAAGGTCATCTCGGAATTTCGCATGAATTACTACAAGCACACCGAAACGGACAAGTGCCCGCTTGGGTATGGATTCGTGCTTGACGCATCTCCCGTCGAGGTCAGGAAGTGGAACTCCAGAAAGGAGCCGCAGCATGAGGGAGAGAATTGATGCTTATATCCTGCTGGACTTCCTTGAAGGCTGGCGCACAAGGCTTAAAAACGACCGGATCATCGTTCCGAACGTCATTTGGGCCGCAAAAGTCGAGCAGTCCATCAAAGACCTGTCCAGAATCATTGACTTTGTGAAAGCTCACTCCAAAACCTACGACAATGACAAGGAACGGCCGACAGAAATCAACGAACAGACCATTGAAGCAGTTCGGGACTATATGCTGGACGACCTCAAAAAATACGATGCCGCCAGCGTCAAATACCAGTGGATGAAGCGCACTGGCGAAACGGTCACAATGGAAGTCAGCATCGAAAAGCCTGAACAGGAGGGCAGCCATGAAGAAGCAGCGGGCGATTGACGCCATTGCCCTGTATGAGCAAATTTCGGCCGAGGTCGGCTCCATGTTAAAGCAGCCGCCGGGAATCATCGTGTCGAAGCTCATGGCGATGGTTTTGCAGGCTCCGACCATTTTCCAGCAGCCTGACCCTTGGACGAACGTCGAAGATGGGATGCCGACCGTTCCGGGCGACGTCAACGGCCACGGCGAAATCACCGTCGCCGTCATGTTTAAGACCGAGCAACGAGTACACACGATGATTTATGAGCGGGCCATCGTCCGCGGCAAAACCGTATACCGCTGGAAATGGCCGTGGGACAGGATTTACAGCGACGGCGGTATTATCCGCTGGGCATACCTGCCGCAGCCGCCCAAAAAACAGGAGGACGCCACCAATGGAACAGCTGAACCGCAATGCTGAACACTACGCCGACCCGACACCCGCAGCAGCCTTGAAAAACATCTATGCCAAAGAGGAAGCCGACCGCCTGCGCAAAATCAGCACCATGATGGCAACGCTCAAACAGGCCGCCGATCTTGCAGGGCTAGAAGTCGTGGGCCGCGTCGTTTTCAGGGACAAGGCCACCGGAAAGGAGTACCGCTGATGAATCGCATCCAGACCGTTATTGTGGCTGCTCTGCTGGCCGGGGCTGTCCCGCTGGCCGTACAGGGCAACATCCTGAACCACCGTATCAATGAGCTGGAAACCTATTACACTATCTACGCCAGCCGCTTTGAAAACTGGTCGAACCGAGCCTTGCAGGACGAGCAGATCATCGAGAACTTACAGCAGGTCAACACCACCGCCCAGCAGCAGCCCGCGCCGGAAAGCGACTTGCCCGCCGGTATGGTCGCCGAATATGCCGGCGAGTACACCTGCACCGCTTACTGTACCGAAAAGCGGCCGCACATCTGTGGCACTGGTACAGGCATCACCGCCAGCGGCGCACCCATCACGGCAGACCTGACCGTGGCTGCAGATCAAAGCCTGCTGCCGTTCGGTACTGTTGTCTACATCGAGAACGTCGGCGTCCGCGTCGTACAGGACAAAGGCTCTGGCGTACAGGGCCGCCACCTCGACGTGGCCGTATCTGGCAGCCACGACGACGTGCTGCACTGGGCAGGCTACGGAACGCACAAGGTCTGGGTTTTGAAAGGGGAGTAAATCTTTGGTACATGGAATCGGAATCAGCCTTACAGCAACGACGTTCGACCTGTCCAAACCCTTGGCCGCAATGGCCGAACGTGCAAAGCAGGATGGCTTTGAATTTTACTATACCCGGCACATCGCCGAGGATATTTTTGAGCTGGAGCTGCGCCGGGACTACATCGGCGTCAAAACCAAAGTGTCCGCTGAATACCTACAAAAGTACATCCCGCACAGTTGCTTAGAGGGCTTTTTGATGGGCGAGTATGACCGCTTGTCCTATATGCTGGGAGCTGTCACCGGCTGCAACAATGCCCCGGAGGACTTGAAATGACCTACAAAGAATTTTTGGAAAACAAGATCGACATCGCGCCGCTGTCCGGCATCGAAATTGACCCGTCGGAAATCAACCCGGTATTGAAGCCCCACCAGCGCACCAGCGTTTTGTGGGCCTTGCGCGGGGGCCGCCGGGGTATCTTTGCCCGGTTTGGCCTTGGCAAGACCGCGATGCAACTCGAATGGTGCAACCAGCTCCAAAAGCACGAGGGTGGGCAAACCTTGATCGTGATGCCGCTGAACGTCATGCCTGAATTTCGGGCCGACGCGGTAAACCTGCTGGGGATGACCGAGCCGCCCTACTGCCGCACTATGGCTGAAGTCAAGGCCAGCGACGCGCCGATCATCCTCACCAACTATGAGCGCGTCCGCGATGGCGATATTGACCCGCACTACTTTACAGCTGTTTCGCTGGACGAAGCGGCCACCCTGCGCAGTTTCGGAAGCAAGACCTATCAGGAGTTCATGTTGAAATTTAAGGGCGTCCGCTACAAGCTCACCAACACGGCCACGCCCAGCCCAAACCGCTACAAGGAACTGATACACTATGCAGGCTTCCTTGAAGTCATGGACACCGGGCAGGCGTTGACACGTTTCTTTAAGCGCGACAGCACAAAGGCAAACAACTTGACGCTTTACCCGGGCCGCGAAAAAGAGTTCTGGATTTGGTGTGCATCGTGGGGCCTGTTCCTGCAAAAGCCCTCTGATCTGGGCTTTTCCGATGCAGGGTACAGACTACCGCCTATGAACATCCGCTATCACAAGCTGCCCAGCATCGAGCGGCCAGACGAATTTGACCCGGACGGCCAAATGAAGCTGGGCCATGATGCCGCAATGGGCTTGACCGACGCTGCAAGGGAAAAGCGCGACAGCATCCAAATCAGAGCCGCCGAGTGCGCCGCAATCGTCAACGAAAGCCCGGATGAACACTTTGTCATCTGGCATGACCTCGAAGATGAGCGCAAAGCTCTGAAAAAGGCCATCCCGGAGATGGTGGACATCTACGGCAGCATGGAGCTTGAAACCCGCGAAAAGCGCGTAATGGATTTTGCACAGGGCCACACCCGGCTGTTCGGCACAAAAAAGAGCCTGTCCGGCTCCGGCTGCAATTTCCAGCGTTTTTGTCACCGGGCGATTTTTATGGGCATCGACTATGAATTTAATGATTTCATTCAGGCCGTGCATAGAATCTACCGCTTTTTGCAGGACAAGCCGGTTATAATCGACATCCTGTACATGGACACCGAAAGTGAAATCCTGCTTGCCCTGCAACGCAAGTGGCATCAATACGACGAACTGAGTAGAAAAATGGAAGAGATCATCAAGGAGTACGGCCTTGGCAGCCTTGCACTTGAATCCCTCAAACGAACGATAGGATGTGAGCGAGTGGAAATCACAGGGAAAAGCTATACCGCCATCAACAACGACTGCGTCGAAGAAATCAAAAACTGGCCCACCGACAGCATCGACCTGTATGTAACCAGCATCCCCTTTGGCAATCATTACGAGTACAGCCCATCTTACAACGATTTCGGCCATAACCCCGACGACAACGCATTTTTTGAACAGATGGACTATTTGACGCCGGAGCTGCTGCGCACCCTCAAACCGGGCCGCGTCGCTGCAATCCACGTTAAAGATCGCGTTCAGTTCGGCAACGTCACCGGGATGGGAATGCCCACGATTGAGCCGTTCCACGCCGATTGCATTTCTCACTTCATCAAACACGGCTTTGCCTATTTCGGCATGATTACCGTTGTGACCGACGTCGTGCGGGAAAATAATCAAACTTACAGGTTAGGCTGGACAGAGCAATGCAAGGATGGCACCAAAATGGGCGTAGGCTGCCCGGAGTACATTTTACTTTTCCGAAAGCTGCCCACCGACCACAGCAAAGGCTATGCCGACGTCCGCGTCACCAAAAGCAAGGAAGAATACACCCGCGCACAATGGCAGCTGGACGCACACGCATTTTGGCGCAGCAGCGGCGACCGTCCTTTTGGCCGTGAAGATCTCGAAAAGGTTCCGACCTCGAAGCTGCAAATCCTGTACCGCAAGTTCAGCCGCGAGAACGTCTATTCCTACGACGAGCACGTCAAGCTGGCTGAAAGTCTGGACAAGGACGGCCGCCTGCCATCCACATTTATGGTCGTCGCCCCGGGCAGCTGGGATATGACCGTCTGGGACGACATCAACCGCATGAAGACCCTGAACACCAGCCAGAGCCAGCGGCGCCAGCAGATGCACGTCTGCCCCTTGCAGATCGACATCGTGGAGCGGCTCATCAACCGCTACTCCAACCCCGGCGACCTTGTGGCTGACCCCTTTGCCGGACTTTTCACCGTTCCGTATGAAGCGGTCAAGATGGGCCGCGTGGGAAAGGGCGTCGAGCTGAACCCGGACTATTTCCGCGACGGTGTCGGCTACCTCGAAGCAGCAGACGCCCAGCAGAACGCGCCGACCCTCTTTGACCTGCTGGAAAGCATGGAAGGAGCCTGACCATGAGCGAAAAAATGTCAACCGAGCGGGCCGCCAAAATCCTTGACCCGAAGCACCGGGAAAGCTATGAGAGCCTTGCTATTGTCGAGGAAGCCTGTCAAATGGGCAGGGATGCTCTGCTGCTGCGAATCCCGCGCAGCCCTTACAAAAAGGGCTTTGCTTGTCCGAACTGCGGTTCCAGCGACTACCTGTACGGCTACTTCGACAAGCCGAACAAGTGCTGCGGCAACTGCGGGCAGGCCATTTTGTGGGAGGATGAAATATGAACGACAAGAAAGAATCCAGGCTTTGCCCATTCCGGCGCAGCCTTATGAGAAATCATAAGCGCGCAGCACAAGGCGATATGCAGGAAACCTACACAGACCGTTTCGGCCATTGCGCCGGTACATCCTGCATGGCCTACAAAAACGGCCATTGCCTGCGGCTGGAAAAATCAGAAGAGCTGTGA